CGTTAGAGCATTGTTATTTTGTGTTGTTCCGCTATATCCTGTCCCAAAACCGCTACCACTAATTATTCCATCATTTGTTCCAGCGTCGCCTGTAGCAGTTCCGCTATTTGTAATAGCTCCAGCTCCAGCATAAGCTTCAAAAGAAGAAAGAGTTCCTAATTGAAGTGTTTGGGCTGTACCTTCATTTGAGAGACTAATTAAAGTGATTGCTAATACAAGTAAAAAACCTCTAAAATTAGTAAGTTTATTTAATATTTTTTCCATGAATCTATTTAGTGTATATTATAAATATACGAAGGTGGCCTTTGGCCATAACCTTTATTATTTACGATTATCATTTGATTTATATAGTTCAATATATATACCTACAAGTAAAATACAAAACCCAAACCATAATACTAATTGGCTCATAACCTTTATTTTAATCTAACGTCCACTTTATTTTTAATATTTTAAATATAATATACAATTCACATGCCTCAATTAAGAGTACTGTTATTAGTATTTTTATATCAACAAATATAAATAACGCGCTTAGTATTGCTATGATAGCTATGATAGCTAATATTCTTTTTGTAATTTTAATGTTTTTAATTTGGTGTAACATAACTTTTATTATTTACGATTATTTAACTTAATTAGTTCAAGATATATACCTACAAATAATATAAAGAAGGGGCATAATAAAAACCATAATACTACTTGAGTCATAATTATTTATTTTAATTATTATAAATAAATAGACACTAGCATTCAAAATATGATTGACACTCACTAACATCAAAAGACTTGATTATATTACCTTTTTTATCTGTAATTACCAAATCAATATTAGAACTGTAATAACCATTATTTTCTCCATATCCAGGTACTCTAACCACATGCCCTTTAATTGGCTTTAATTCAATACCGTAATCTTCAACCCTGTTAAAAAAGCCATCATTTGTTAGGTCAAACTCTAACCCCTCAAAATCAGTCATATCTATATCTAAAAAGTCTAAATAATGAGATTCACAACAGTCTTGATTATGACTTGACATTAATATAGATCCGTCATTAAATGTTAATGCCTCTCGCTCTATTGCAACTACCTTTAAATTTTTCATAACCTTTATTTTTAATTATTATACGTAAATATACGAACAATACTTCATATATCCTAATTTATATTTATTTTCTAGTCACATATAAAGTATCTGTCATATATCCGCTAGAAACTTGCTTAGCGTCTGAAAGCTCATCATAAAATTGATCATCTTTTTCTGAATAAACAACATAAGTAATGTCTACTAAATTCCCAGCGTCATTATAGGTTTTAACTTTTGCTGCTTTTGTCCCTGAAGGAGTTGATGTGTTCCATTGGGCTTGACTAATTTGACTTGCGGTAATTGCTTGTAATTTCATAATCTTTTGTTTTAATTATTATACGTAAATATACGAACAATACTTCAGGTAGCCTAATTTATACTGCCATGTTTTTACCGTCGGCGCCTTTATATTTGGCGGTAACTAATTCGCTCTGTAGCTCGGTAATTGAACAATCCGTTGCCTTCCAATTAGTGGTTTTAATTGCTTTATATATTGCTGAAGTAGATGCAACACGAATTTAATTATTATTTATTTTAAGGGGTTATTTTGAATATATTTTAAATGAGTATTGATTTGTTTTGCATCAATCCACCCTCTAATCCCATCTCTACTATTTGTTCTATTAGACATCATTTCAAATGAATTTGTACCTGAATATGTTCCCTTTCCAGTAATAATTGATATTTGACTTCCATCCTCTAAATGGAGTTTAGCTATCGTTCCATCTTGAATTAATGAGTGTCGTTTGAATTCTAAATCTTTAAATGTTTTCATAACCTTTATTTTTAATTATTATACGTAAATATATGAAATAATCTAATAGGAACCAACTATTATAAAGCCTTTCTCCCAACAAATTTGAAGTTTTTAGATAGATGTTCATTGTAGAAAGATATAAGCATTCCTCCCATTCTTCCGTCATCCTCTCCAATCCAATCATCACTGAAGTCTGGTGATTGATAGAATCTATCGCCTTTCATTATTACTAGGTCTCCTCCTTCCGGAATGAAACCTTCTACACATTCGATTCTAATTGCTGTTTTGTACTGAATTGTCATAACTTTTTATATTTTAATTATCGAATACTTAACCCTGTTATTATAAGTATAAAGGCTAGTATCTCAACCCACCAGATTTTATTCACTATCTTTTTTATAAGCAATATACAGGCAGTTCCCCCTATGAATAACCAAAGTGGAAATTGAATGTGATATTCTAGAAACAATCCTAATAACCCTCCTCCAATCCCAAATAAAGCTCCCCCGTAATGTACTATGTTTGTGTGGGCGCCTTTAGATAGAAAGTTAGTTGCAGCTCCTACAAAGCATAGGCCGGAACCGGATATAAAGAAAAAAGCGCTGCTGCCTTGTAACAACATCGGTATTCCAATACCCCAACAGAAGAATGTAAATAAATAACTTAATGAATTTGGTAATTCATAATAAGAATGTGAAATTGATGGTAGTGTTTTCTTACAATATGAATATAGAAATATTACATATGTTATAAAAACTACTGCTTGTACTAATGTTAATATCATACTTTATTATATTAAAATTATTTATATCGGTTAGCTAACTACAATAAGCTAAGTTCATACTCTACCTCAGACCAATATTGTAAATCGCTCAAGTCTTTACTCGGTAGTTTATTTAGCTCTGTCACAATTTCACTTATACAGTATTTTGCTAATCGTTTTCTATCTTCCATACTGTTACTATAGTGGTGCGGGTAAACGTGGACAGAACTCCTAAAGGTTTCTGTTAATTCTTTTGCTTTATCTATTACTTTCATATTCATCTTTATTTATTTTTAGTCTTCTAAGTTTATTACTTATATAGGTTAGTTGTCTTCATAGTCAGCAATTAAGTCTCTTAACTTCTTGCGGATAACTTTATACTTTGAATCTTCTTTAGAAAGAACCCTTAATTTTCTATCAGCAATCAAAGCTTTTTCAAAATCTAATTCATTTTGAATTTTTCCAATTTCCAATAATTTTGATATGTCAAGTTGTGTTTTCGTATTGTTCACCGTGGTATTATTCGCTGGGTTTGTTGTGTTTGTATTTAATTTAACCGTTGGTTATAAAACTATATTCTAATCCGCTACATCTACATTAATGTGTATTCCTAACTCTTTTAATTGTTCAGGTGTTAATGGTCTTACGAGTGAGGGTTGATGTGGTTTAGGGTATTCTCTTTTTAGTGGATCTTTCTTAAAGAAATATCCTGTTATATCCACATAACGAAAAAGTTCTTTATCTCCCTCTATGATGATATTTCCTGATTTTGCTTTAAGCATTACAAGCTTAAATCCTAATTTCTTTGTAAGCCATTTGATAAATATTATACATATTTTATTCATAATTTGTAAATGTTTATTAGTTTTTTTGATAAATTTGATTTCATAATTTTTATGTATATACACCTAGAAGTGAGAGTTCGTAACAGAAAAATGTTCCCATTTTTCCTTACCACATGAACTACATTTAGTTAAGCTACTTGTATCTACACCCACCATAAAGTAAGTACATGCGGTATGAGAAAGGTTGGGTGATCTAAGTTGTTGGAATATCGCAGGCTCTAAATTAGAGAGTTCCGTTGTTGGCTTTTTAACGAAAAGACTGTCTATTAATTCATTATATTCCTTAACCCATTTAATTGGTATTTTTAAATCTGCCTCCGAATATCTATGCATTGCACTTCTTACCTCGTTTAGTCTTTCTCTATCACTAGCCCATTTTGGTCTTAATCCGATTGGTGGTTTTTCCATTTAGTAGTTTAAGTATACTTTAGTGTTTCCAGAAAGAATTTTTTTCCCTTGCCCGTTAACTTCGACAATATAATCATTGCCTTTAATTTCAATTAGCTTTGCTAATACTTGAATAGGTCTTCCAATCCTGTTATGACCATCAATAGTAAATATTTCTCCTACTGGTTGTTCGTTTAATCTTCCTGTTATATCCATATATATTAATTTACTTTATTATTGATAAAAAGATGGTGAAGGTAATCCTCCATATTCACACCATTCTTCTGGTGCAACTTTATTATTCATTTTACACCATAAACTATAATCTTCTTCATTAACTCTGTATCCCCAATGTAAAAGGGATTGCTGTATTCTAGGTGATATATTCCAGTCACCTGTCTGGTGAATCATAGAGTAAATTCTAGTTCTCCATCTCCCTTTTTGTCCACAAAAGTCTTGCCACCTTCTAATCTGTCTATCGTCATCCTGGTGTCTTCTTCCTATAGAGTACTTACAGTACCATTCAAACCAACCGTAAGGATCATCTTCGTGCATCCACTTCATATCCTTCCAATAATCATAGTTCATACCAGACCTTACCTTAAACCTATTTAGTTTAGGAGAGTACTTTTCTCCCATGTATAAGCTTGTGTCTACTCCATCGAAATGACTATTGAATAAACCTGTATAGTCATATTCAACATGCTCGTCTATCTCTGATCCAAAGTAACATCCGCCAAAAGCTCCTGCTTGAATAACCTCTTTAGGGGTTAGGTTGGGATAAAACTTTAAATTACTCATAACCTTTATTTTTTAATACCTTAAGATAAGAACTATATTTTAGGTTACCAACTACTTATTTAACTGTTTCTCTTTCTTTTCTAAAGTAGAAATTAACTTATTATAGAGCTTAACCGTGGAAGAATCTGCTTCGTAGATTATGCCTACAGTCTTATGTTTGATAGGGGTTGAATATTTTACAAAGAATAAGTTTATGTACTCCTTAGCATGTCCTAACTGATGAAGATTTATACAGGAGTTAATTACTTTCTTTGCTTTCTTGGCTACTGTTAATGGTGTTGTCATATACGTAATATTTGGTTTTAATTTCTCCGTTATCGTTCAATACTTCGACTGGTTTTGGTGTACCTATTTCCTCTAACTTCGTAAGGGAAGCCGGGTTTAGTGAGTGCATATAGTTTATGGTCTCTTGCATGTAAATTAACTTCATATTTTATGTTTTTTTTTATATAGTGCTTCAAAACCAATTCCCACTCCTAAATCTAATATTTCGGATCCTTCTGGAAGTTTTTTACTTTTGTTTGTAATTAAAGAGTCTGGGCATCTTAGGTCTGTAAAGATTTTTATTTGCGGTTTTCTTTTTCTGGGCTGTTGAAATACAACAACGATTGGTATTTGGTCCGGTAGTGTATACTTATTCGTCATCACCATTTATTCCTTTTATAAATGCTACAATAAAGATACCTAAGTCAAGTGGCCAAAGAACTATGTGATATAATCTCTCCTGTGTAGCCCATTCTTTATCAATTTTTTTTAGATCAAAGTGTTTGTGTGTATAGTATTCTAACCATACAGTCCATACTATTCCTACTATTGCATATAATACAATCATATCTTTGCTTTAATTTCTGTTATGTGTTTACATTTTTTATGTCCGATGTACCCCCAACAATCACAGCTTAATTCTCCATGCTTATTGTACTTAACTATATACTCTTTATCCCCTGTTGATGATTTTATTTTCCAGTTCTTTTCTACTATAAGCAGTTCTTCGAAGAGGTTTTTTTCAATCTCTATATCTTCTAAAGTAGTTTGAGGGTGTACCTCAATCCAGGAGGGTGTATGAAAGGTTCCTGTAGGGGTAGTCAGTATGCTTCCTTTAAATCCATTTACATGAATGTTCGAGTAGGGAACGTTATAAGTATGTTTTATAACAAATAATGCTTCTGCTGTATCGATAGTTAGCGGTCCTTCGCTAAATACTATCTCTCCATCTATATCCCATAATGCCATAACCTTTATTTTTTTTAGTATACCTTAATATACGAACTTTAATTTAAATATCCTACTAGTATCCTAATTACTTAGGGGTGCTTTTATTGCAGGTTGTGATTTATACTCTACTAATCGAATATCATTTCCAAGTGTAGAAAAGATACCATCTTGAATTTGTACAGAGGGTAATGGAAATGAATCTCTACTAATTTGCTCTTTAGCTTGTTTAATATGATTGGAGTATAAATGAACATCTCCTAAATTACCAATTAGTTCATCAGGTACCATATTAACTTCATCTGCCAACATTGATAAAAGTAAACCATAGGAAGCTATGTTAAATGGTAGGCCTAAAAGGGTATCTACTGAACGTTGATTCCACATTAATGAAATTTTTCTGGTTTTAAATCTAGATTGGATTTTACTCATATATTCATGAAATAATTCTCCATTTGAATTACGACTAATTCCCTCCTTACCATCAAATTTAGACCCATCTTCCCATAGCCCATCCTTCTTAGCTTGTTCTAATACTTCTATTGGAGATAATTTTCTTGTATAAACTTGAAATCCGTAATGACAAGGTGGTAGTACCATTTGATCTAATTCACCTACATTCCAAGCCGATACCATTAATCTTCTTGAATCTGGGTTTGTTTTGAGTTCACTGATAAGGTTTTGGATTTGGTCTATATTCCTATTATGGTGGGTAGGTTGACCTTGGGTAACATAGTGATTTTTTTTATTTTGATAAGTCCAATTTCTCCACTGCTTTCCATAAATTGGTCCTAACTCTCCCCATTCTTTAGCAAACTCATCATCGGTTTTGATTTTGTTAATGAATTCTTCCTGTGTTGGTAATATAGAACCTTCATATATTTTTTCGGCCTCACTTTGTGAATCATACCATTTACAATAATTCCCATAAGCATCACCGTTCCAAATATGACAATTGTTATACACTAAATATTTAATATTAGTATCACCTTTTAAAAACCAAAGTAATTCGGTTACCATAGTTTTAAATGCCATTTTTTTTGTAGTTAATAATGGAAAGCCTTCTGACATTTTATGTCGGATTTGTCTGCCAAATACTGATAGTGTACCAGTTCCGGTTCTATCGTTCTTTGTTACTCCATTATCCAGTATATCTTGAAGTAAATTTTGATAACCTTTATCGAGGTTGTTCATTATGAGTAAATTACAACCCTAGTATTTGTAGATTGATTTAATAATCTCCTTAAAACTCTCCTACCAATAGGACGTCTCGATACCATTTGGTATGTTAATCCTTCTAATGTAATGTGTTGACCTGTAATAACAGTATCAGAAATTTTCGCATTTACTTTAGTTGATGGTACAAACATTAACTTCTCCATAACTTTTATTTTATATAATTTATATAACTTAATATACGAAATATATATAGGTTTTACAACTACTTTTCACTTTACTTTAGTGGAATAACTAGTATATTACCGCTTAAAATAAGAAATAACGCTTCTTCTTTTCTTTTCTAAATTCAGAATTAACTTCATCCCATTTTTTAAGAGGACATGAATCCTCATCATTAAGTGTAAATATTTTCTTGGATAGGGGACATCCACATGCTTTACAGGTTTCAATGCCTATTTTATTTTTACCTCGCTGGTCACATGTTGAACAAATTTGATACCTCTTTTCTGATAGTATTCTTTCTTCTTCGGTTGGATTAGCTGCTATTGCCCATGCGGATACAATATCTTTTATGTTTATTTTCATATTAACGGTTTTACAGTCTTATCGTCCCAGTAAATTTCTCCACCATAGCTTGTATAAATTTCTTCGCCGCTCTCTATATTAGAAATTGCATAGAATTGAAAAGCTTTTAGTGTTGGGTGATCTCGCCATGATGCATTATTATTCTCGTGGTGGTTGTATATGCATCCATAACCTAGTGGGAGTACTAACTCTAACGCTGCCTTTGCAGGCCAACCGAAGATATAGTCCATAAAAATCTTCTGTCCCCTAAGTACCGGAACAGTAATTAAATGGCATTCTTCTATAACCTCTCCTTTTAGTATAGTACTTGTTGCAAAGACTCCCAATCCACGTCCATTGGATTCTTTTATTACTACCTTTGTTGCTAGCGTTAATATACTCAATGTAAATTATCTACAAATGTTTATTTTTAATCAATTGTACAATTTTACTTACAATTGTGTTCATTTCTTCAATCTGTAATTCAGATGCCTTTTCTATTACTGGCTTTGCTATTTGATTTTTATCCATAATACTATATATAGTTTGTGCTAAGTGTTACATTACATCTATTACTGCATGCCGCCGCCGCCGGTGCAGGTATTAGTGGAGTTTCCGCCGCAATTCAGGCAGTTGGAGGAATTTTTACCGCAGTCATTGCACGTAGTACCGGGGTAGCAGTCATAGCCAAATCCGTTTTCACTGCAGGCTGCTGCCTTACATCCGTTGTGTTGGACTAAAAATAAATCTGTATTATTAGTGTTTAACTGGACAAAAAATTCGGAGATTGGTCCTAATCCTACATTATATACCTTTATAGATTTAATTTCATACGTCTTTGCGGTTACCAAAAGAGGTACCATCGTATTCAGTGCCTTGTCGTAAATATATAAATTATCACCCGGTACTATAAATCCTGACTGAGTGTATATTACTTCGTTCTCGGTCAATTGGGAGTCTAATAAGTACCTGTTTGAAACTCCATCATACCAGCTAAATTCACCGTAGGTTTCATGAGTTGCCGTTATGTTAGTAAAAATACCACCAGCAGCTGAGTATTGTATATTTTCTACACTACTACTTCCTATTGTAAAAGTATTTACGTCTTCAGGAGTTCCTGTACTGAAGTTATCAATTTGTTCATTAAAATACACATCTTTAAATTGAGTACCTACACCAATATCTTCGAAGTCTATTAGAGAGCCATCTGGTTTTAGTACAAAATCATCTTCATCATGGTGGTATGAAAATCCTTTTCTCGTATAGTACGTTGGATAGTATTTAGATGCAAATAACGGGTCTAATTGCTTTGTGGTAGTATCTATTTCCGATGGGTAGATTAAGAGTTCATTAGTGGTTGAAAGTATATTAATACTCACATAATTGTGAATATTAATTATCTCAAGGGAATCACCTATTAGTAAATTCATACTCCTAAGGTGAAATGTTCTCTCATCAATTAACGAAGTATTTGAATTAAATTCATATTGCTGTATAAATTCACTATCAAGTAAATTCTCTTTCAAAGTAGATAATTCACTTTCTAATTCTAACCTATATACTTTAGGGTATTCAAGTTCAGCATATCCTGGTGTTCTTGGTTTAATAACGTAATTAGGGAGCGTATTATTATCAGAGTACATAAATTCTGAAATAGTATCTAGGTTATTTTCATTAAAGCATATAGGCGAAGCAAATGATTCCTCTTTAATTAAATTATGAAATTCGTAATTGTCCCTAGCATATAAATCATCAATTAATGCATAGGTATTGTAGGCTATTCTAATTATTAATGTATCTGTGGTATCTTCTACCTCTGGTATAGTATTAGAGTCTGGTGATATCTTTATTAATTCAAATTCATATCCATAAAATAATGAAAATACCTTAAAAAAGCCTTCTTGACCGTATCTACCTATAACTTTTATTTTAGTAATACTGTTTAGTTGTAAGAAATTATGAAGTTCGATGTGATTATAAAGACCTTCTGTGGACTGTATAAAATTTTCAACTGTTAATTTTCCATCTCCGTATTCCGATGCGGTATTTGTGTTAAGTTCTAATGGTGTTAATGTACCATTTTTATTATACACAAAATCTATACTAGTAAGTAAACTTTTCATAGTCTTATTTTCTTGTTTAGTATAAATAGATATGTATATACAAATACCTTATGTTATAATGTAGTACTTATCATTTTTTTAAATTTAGTTGTAGACCAACCGTGTGATCTATTCAAATAATAAATAGGAATGTTTAAATGATCCCCGGTAAAAGATTTACCTTTATAATCGTCTCCTAAGAATCTAACATCGAACTCCCCCATTCTAAGAAGATCTAAGAGCTGTTCTTCATATGTGTATATAAGTATATCACAAATCGATTTAAGTTCGGAGAGCATTTCTTTTCTCTCCTCTACCGACAATATAGGTTTTATCTTATGGGGCCTTTCAATAGACGGGTCTGTATGTAGTAATACTATAAGACAGTCACACTTAGTGGCTGCCTCTTTAAACATTTTAATATAGCCTGGGTGTATTACATCAAAGTTTCCGGCAATTACTCCTTTTACCATTCTATTCTTTTTCTGGTCCATGCATTATTTCCACCCCGCCGTCTGCCCATCCCTTAGTGGTTGTTATCTTATCTATAGGAGTACATTCATACTTCTTTCCTTGAATACTAACTACTCCTCCTTGTTTAACTATTTTTTTGAATAAGGTTATCTCTCTTTCCGTCCAATTATGGGATAGGGTTACTACTCTTGCTCTTTCTACTTTTTCTCCATCTACTACTATAGAGGATGTTTTTGTGACTGATACTAGTTTTACTGGCATATTTTTTTATTTATTTTTTAATAATCCTTCTATTATTTTAGCATGTGAGTTATAAACTGCTTTCTCTTTGACATCCAAGGCTTTAGATTGTTTTATTTTACTAACAATACCCTCTATTACTTTAATTGGGATAATATCGGTGTCTACAAAAACCTTCCACTCTTTATTGGTCATATTTGTTATTTTAATACAAGTAAGTATTCTTTCCCTCTACTTTTTATGCCCAATCTATTTCTATACTGCTGTGTTTTCATAGTGTAAATATTATTTCTCTATTCCACCGGCCAATTATTAGCTCTATATTTCCATTCAACTCTGTAGTGTGTTTTACTTTTATGTAAGGTAACAAGTAAACCTGTCCCCATACTTGACCTGTTCGTAGGACATAAAGTTTTTAATTTATTAATTCTTCTGTATTAATGTTATACTCATCTAACAATTCACTTAATGCCTCTTTGTAATTCTCTAATGTAAAAGATTCTTCATTATGTTTCCATTTTCTCCAGAAATTATGCTGTAGTTCCCAAATAAATGCTGCCATGTCGGGCCCTTTAACACACTTCATGTGTGATATTATATCCTCCGGATCATTTAAATCAAATTCCAGTATTGCCTTCATATTTTTATTTGTGTTTACATTCTTTTTCTAAATATTCCCAAAGGGATTCGTATGAATGGCAAATTGGGTTTCCCTCACTATCATGTGCACCAAACCTAACTTCACCGGCCTTATGGACTATCCCAGAAGTCCCATCTTCTTTTATTCCAAGTGAAGGGAGTAGGGACCAATCTTTTTGACCATAATCTGATTCATATATGAACCAAGATATCCAATCGAATCCCTCTCTTGTATAGTGAGATAACATTGATACTTCAAGTATTTTCTCCATATAGTGGGATAAATTAAATTTACCTTCCCTTAGGTCAAACCCAAAATTATATAGCTTTGAAATTTCTTCATCAAACTTCTTGTAAAACATTATTACTGTTAAAAACTCTTGATATTTCATAATTTAAATAATTCGTAAGTACTATTATCTGTCTTAAACTTAACATAACCGTCTCTCTGTTCTACTATTTCAGTTACTGAGGTTGTTTGCCAAGTATAAGAAGGGTTGAATGGAGACATTATTAAATTATATCCTACTTTAATATATTTATGTTCTTTTTTAAATTCTCCATTTAAATCATTATATTCTAACCACATAACATCAGCAGAGTACTTGGTTAAATAATCTCTTTCTCTAACGAGTTTCCAATTCTGCTCCATTTCTTTAAAGTAGATTTTTGTTAAATCTGCGAAACCTTCATTAATTACAAGATCACCGTCTTCTTTTAAGTCTAGTAATATCTTTGGTTGTGCCCCCGTTATCATAATTTAAATACTCTTTGATACCATGTTTTATTTCTTTGTTTAATCTCTAGTATGTTTCCATTGCTAGATAATTTACCAAATTTTCCATCTGTAACAACAGAGCCATTTGAGAAAACTGTATTTAATCCTCTTACTGTTCTAGTACCTGCGTTTATAATATCTTTGTTATCATGAAGGTGACCAAATAACATTAATTTTGGTTTTACTATTTGAACTTTATTCCATAGACTTTTATCACCGCAATTCTCAAGTTTATTATCTCTATCATAAGATAAATCTAATATTCCCTTAGGTGGACCATGTACTACTATAATATCTGAGTCATTATCTATTGCATTATCCCATATTCTATCTAATTTATGTCTTTCTTTCATAAAAGACCAATTACCAAAAGTAGGAGTGTAAGGGGAACCGAATATTTTTATCCCTTCAACCATGACGTGCTCATTTTCTAAATAGATTATATTATATTGTGTAAAGTCTTTTTTAGTAACTAGCCCTTTTTCTATAGAACTATCATGGTTACCTGCTACAAATATTTTATGTTTAATTGGCAAGCATTTAAACCAGTCTATAAAGTTTCTAACTTCAAGTTCATTACTGTAAGGGTCTCTTGGATTTGAACAATCCCCACTAAAGATGACCATATCTATGTCCTTTGGAATTTCTAATAAATCGTGATATGTGTGGGTGTCCCCAATGTGCCAAATTTTCATAACATTTATACTTTATTTGTTTTTCTCTCCCATTCAACACCAGCTATAAATCCTTTTTTTAGTTCTTTGTAGCTATTAGTTTCGTGCATATCAAAGTAATTGTGTGCATAATATTCTGCTGCTTTGTCTAATGTTGGATTGTTTCTGTCATTGAATTCTTGTTCCGTTAAACCTTTATCATTAATGTAGTAAGCTTTATATCCATTTACATATTCAATAGCAGGACCATCTTCTCTATGACGCTTATCATTAATGAGGTAATATTTATCTCCATTCGCCCACTCTATAGCAGGACCATCTTCTCTATGAAGTTTATCATTAATGTAGTAATATTTATCTCCGTTTGCATACTCTATAGCAGGACCATCTTCTCTATGAAGTTGACCTTCCATGTTATACCATTCTGTTCTGTCACTATGTACCTTTACTTTATATTCTTTCATAACTCTATACCTTAGTTAGTTTGTACTTTACTCCTTCAATCTCTACAATCTTATTTTCACAAGATTTGTTTCTGTTATTGAATTCTTCTTGGGTTAAATATTCACCATTAATAGAGTAAGATTTATAACCGTCTACATCCTCAAGAGCAGGACCATCTTCTCTATGTAGCTTTCCATTAAGGTAGTAAGATTTATCTCCATTTGCCCACTCTACAGCAGGTCCGTCCTCTCTATGAAGTTTACCTTCTAAGTTAAACCATTTTGTACTGTTATTATATACCTTTACTTTGTATTCTTTCATAACTCTATACCTTAGTTAGTTTGTACTTTACTCCTTCAATTTCTACAATTTTATTTTCACAAGATTTGTTTCTATTATTGAATTCTTTTTTCGTTAGACACTTCCCGTTTATATAATAGCCTTTACTTCCATCAACCCACTCTACCGCAGGCCCCTCCTCTCTGTGAAGTTGACCATTTATGTAGTAATGTTTTTCTCCATCTGCGGTCTCCATAGCAGGCCCATCCTCTCTGTGATGCTTCCCGTTTATATAGTAGGACTTGGTTCCGTTTGCCCACTCTATAGCAGGTCCATCTTCTCTATGTAGCTGATCTTTTGAATTATACCATCTTGTACTGTGCTCTGAAACTTCTACTTTATATTCTTTCATAACTCTATACTTTAGATAGTTTATATTTAACTCCTTCAATTTCTATAATCTTGTCTATGCAAGATTTGTTTCTATTGTCAAATTTTTCTTTGGTTATCTGTATATCATTAATGTAGTAATGTTTACTTCCATCTGCATACTCTATAGCAGGACCATCTTCTCTATGAAATTTACCGTTTATGTAGTAATATTTATCTCCGTCTGCCCACTCTATAGCAGGCCCATCTTCTCTATGTCGTTTCCCGTTTATGTAGTACGCCTTATATCCGTCTGCATATTCTACAGCAGGTCCCTCTTCTCTGTGGCGTTGACCTTCTAAGTTATACCAGTCTGTTCTGTCATTATGTACTTTTACTTTGTATTCTTTCATAACTCTATACCTTAGTTAGTTTATATTTAACTCCTTCAATTTCTACAATCTTGTCTATGCAAGATTTGTTTCTGTTGTTGAATTCTTCTTCGGTTAATAATTTATCGTTAATGAAGTACCATTTACCTCCATCTGCATGTTCAATAGCAGGGCCATCTTCTCTATGAAGTTTATCATTAATATAGTAAAATTTAAAACCGTCTTTAATTTCTACAGCAGGACCATTTTCCCGGTGGCGTTTACCATTAATGTAGTAACATTTATCTCCGTCTGCGTTCTCTGATGCTGGCCCATCCTCTCTATGGAGTTGACCTTTTAAGTTGTACCATTCTATTCTGTCACTATATACCTTTACTTTATATTCTTTCATAACTCTATACCTTAGTTAGTTTATATTTAATACCTTCAATTTCTACCACCTTATTTTCACAGGATTTGTGCTTATTATTGAATTCTTCTTCGGTTAAAGCTTTATCGTTAATGAAGTACCATTTACCTCCATCTGCATGTTCAATAGCAGGGCCATCTTCTCTATGTGGTTTACCGTTAATGTAGTACCATTTACCTCCATCTGCATGTTCAATAGCAGGACCATCTTCTCTATGACGTTTATCATTAATGTAATAAGCTTTAGCTCCATCTCTATATTCAATAGCAGGACCGTCTTCTCTATGTCGTTTCCCGTTTATGTAGTACGCCTTATATCCGTTTGCATACTCTACAGCAGGTCCCTCTTCTCTGTGGAGTTGACCTTTTAAGTTGTACCATTCTATTCTGTCACTATATACCTTTACTTTATATTCTTTCATAACTCTATACCTTAGTTAGTTTATATTTAACTCCTTCAATTTCTACAATTTTGTCTATGCAAGATTTGTTTCTGTTATTGAATTCTTCTTGGGTTAATTCCATACCATTAATATAGTATGACTTATATCCGTTTGGCCACTCTACTGCAGGGCCATCTTCTCTATGAAATTTACCGTTTATGTAGTAATATTTAGTTCCATCTTTAATTTCTACAGCAGGACCATTTTCCCGGTGGTGTTTACCATTAAGGTAGTAAGATTTATCTCCATTTGCCCACTCTACAGCAGGTCCGTCCTCTCTATGAAGTTTACCTTCTAAGTTAAACCATTTTGTACTGTTATTATATACCTTTACTTTATATTCTTTCATAATCTTTTATTTATTAATCCCACCATGACTGTATATTATGTTCTATATATTTCCAAAGAATGCGATGGGCTTTCTTTTGTTTTGTATTTGATTCGTGAAAAAGGAATTGATTTAATTCTCTGATTTCATCTGCATTGTTCCAATATTCGTATTTATGCTTTAAATATCCTGAATCATCTCCTTTACCGTTATCTTCAAATTCAAAATAATATACATCTTCACCGTAAATTTTTTCTATTTTAGATTGATATTCACATCCATAAAAATCATCGTAGACCTTATCTAATAGTCTAATTGTGGTTCTTATGCGTTGGGCTTTTAAAAGAGAATCTAAACCGTATGCTGTTTCGCCTTCTAAGGTAGTTGCTAACCTTCCAAGTTGGTGTTTGAATAAATCTATTGCGTACATATAATCCCTGTCATATCCCTTCCAAATAATTGGGAGGAATGATAGGGTTCTTTTTATTTGTGTGTATTTTCTTTTAAACCAGTACATTATTTATTTGAATTTAATGTCTTTAAATTTCATAACTCTATACCTTAGTTAGTTTATACTTTACTCCTTCAATCTCTACAATCTTATTTTCACAAGATTTGGTTCTATTGTCAAATTCTTTTTTAGTTAGACACTTCCCGTTTATGTAGTAATGTTTATCTCCGTTTGGCCACTCCATAGCAGGCCCATCTTCTCTATGAAGTTTATCGTTTATATAGTAGTCCTTATATCCGTTTGGCCACTCTACAGCAGGCCCGTCCTCTCTGTGGCGTTTGTCATTAATGTAGTAAAACTTACTTCCATTTGCCCACTCTACAGCAGGTCCATCTTCTCTGTGGTATTTACCATTAACATAGTAAGATTTATATCCGTTTGAACACTCTATAGTGGGACCATCTTCTCTGTGTAGTTGACCTTCTAAGTTATACCATTCTGTTCTGTCACTATATACTTTTACTTTATATTCTTTCATAACTCTATACCTTAGATAGTTTATATTTAATTCCTTCAATGTCTACAATCTTATTTTGATAAGATTTGTTTCTATTATTAAATTCTTCTTCGGTTAAAGCTTTATCATCAATATAGTAATATTTATCTCCATTTGACCACTCTATAGCAGGTCCGTCCTCTCTATGACGTTTATCATTAATGTAGTAATGTTTACTTCCATCTGCATACTCTATAGCGGGTCCATCTTCTCTATGAAGTTTATCATTAATGTAGTAATATTTAGTTCCGTTTATACACTCTACTGCAGGTCCGTCTTCTCTGTGTAGCTGATCTTTTGAACTATACCATCTTGTACTGTACTCTGAAACTTCTACTTTGTATTCCACCATAACTCTATACTTTAGATAGTTTATACTTTACTCCTTCAATCTCTACAATCTTATTTTCACAAGATTTGGTTCTATTGTCAAATTCTTTTTTAGTTAGACACTTCCCGTTTATGTAGTAACATTTATATCCGTTTCTCCACTCCATAGCAGGACCATCCTCTCTGTGATACTTCCCATTAATGTAGTAATATTTATCTCCGTTTGCATACTCTACAGCAGGACCATCTTCCCTATGGAGTTGACCTTCCATGTTATACCATTCTGTTCTGTTATTATATACCTTTACTTTGTATTCTTTCATAACTCTATACTTTAGATAGTTTATATTTAACTCCTTCAATTTCTACCACCTTACCCTCACAGGTTTTAGTTCTACTATTAAATTCTTCTTCGGTTAAATTTTTATCATTAATGTAGTAATGTTTACTTCCATTTGACCACTCTATAGCAGGTCCATCTTCTCTATGAAGTTGACCGTTACTGAAGTAAAATTTATCCCCGTTTGCAAGCTCTATAGCAGGTCCATCTTCTCTATGACGTAGATCATTGATATAGTAATATTTATCTCCATTTGCCCACTCCATAGCAGGCCCATCTTCTCTATGAAGTTTATCGTTAATATAGAAATATTTACTACCATCTGCATCCTCAATAGCAGGTCCATCTTCTCTATGTAGCTGATCTTTTGAATTATACCATTTTGTACTATTTTCTGTAACTTCTACTTTGTATTCTTTCATAACTCTATACTTTAGATAGTTTATATTTAATACCTTCAATTTCTACAATCTTATTTTTACAGGATTTAGTTCTATTATTAAATTCTTCTTCGGTTAAATTTTTATCCTTAATGTAGTAATATTTATATCCATCTACATCTTCAACAGCAGGTCCATCTTCTCTATGAAGTTTATCATTAATGTAGTAAGATTTATCTCCATTCGCCCACTCTACAGCAGGTCCATCTTCTCTATGACGCTTACCATTAATGAAGTAATATTTATCTCCGTTTGAACACTCTACAGCAGGTCCATCTTCTCTATGAAGTTTACCATTAATGTAGTAATATTTATATCCGTTTGCAAGCTCTACAGCAGGTCCATCTTCTCGGTGGCGTTTATCTTCTAGGTTATACCAGTCTGTTCTGTCATTACATACCTTTACTTTGTATTCTTTCATAATTTTTTATTTATTAATCCCACCAGAACATTATATTAAAGAAGTTGCTAGTTTAAATAAGTCTTTATTAACCTGTATATCCTTTTCAAAGGATTTAATCTTACGAACCTTTCTTACTTTGGCTCCTTTTAAAGCTGCGTGAAAGTCTCCGTTAATAATCTTCTCCTGTATAACATTAAATACTGTCCAGAGGTCTTCTCCTTTGTCTTCCGATCTTTTTGGCTCTAAGATATCATTAATAGTCTCCTGATCGTATTCTAGAGTTTTAACTCCTGCTCTAATTAATAAAGCATCCAAGGCTAATTTATTTTTTTCTTCCGGAGTTAGTATTCTATCTCTCATATCATTCATTACCTCTACTCTGCTTGGTAGATCTTCTACCGCCTGTCTTACAACGTTTCTAAGCTCCACAAAAGAATAACCTTTATGCTTTATCTTGAAATCAGAGAACTTCTCATCGGCAATGACTAACCCATTGCTACACACCAATCTAAATATACCCACAGAGAACTTAAATGCCTGCATTCCATCGTGACTGTTTGTTAATATAATTCTTGGAAAAGCATCATCCCCATCACTTGAAGTAATTTTGATGTCTGGGTTCTGAAAGGAAACCATGTGTTTTGAAAAGATAGTACTATCTCCTCTACCTTTACGTTGAGCTGCTGTAACTGGAAACCAGTTTAGCTTTGCTAAATCATCTATGATTGTTTCTGTATTTACAAATAAATACTTACCGCTAACATCGGGGTTAGTTGGAGCGGTGGCGAATACTAATGGCGACTGTTCTCTAATTTGTTCTTTTGTCAAATAAGAATCTAAACCTTTTCCGAATTTTGAAATAACATCTTGTGACATATAACTTTTATTTTAATTAATTAATATACCTTAATATAAGAAATATAAAGGTAAGTAACAACTATAAAGTAAATTATTTTAGTCTCTTTACAAATTTATTTACTGCTAACTCCTGGTACTCTAGTCCTAAGTGTTCTTTATCTTCTGCTAAGCTGTAATCCGATGCTTTACTATGTACTGTTAAATTAAAGATAGGAACTCTACCATACCTTTACTGCTTCTAGTAACTTCCAGGTATCTATTGCTTCATCTGATAGCTCTAATTGATGGTAGTGTTCCAGTGCTGAATTTAAAGCTTGTTGCCATTGGGATATAGGAAGAGATATCTCAAACATTTTATCAGCGTTTTCAAAACTAACCTCAAAAAGCAAAGCAGATCTTCTATTACTCTGCATAGCTTTTTCTATCCCACTCACAATTGCATCAGTAACATTCTTTTTTTTATTACTAAATAGAGTTTCAAACTCAGCTGTATTTTCGAAATGTAATCTTGTCATTATTTTTTGCTTCCTGAAATATTATTTAATTTAATCTGGATTGAACTATCAATAATTTTATTGGTATACTTGGTAGGTACCTGCTTATTAGTCCCCCACATAAAGACTGGTCCCAGATATTCACGTGTTACCATAGGAACTTCTACTGTACTAAGTCTAGTATATTCTGGTTCAGTAATTCTTCTTTCACCGTCAAAGGATCTAAAGTCTCTTCCGGTTACTCTATGCCAGCCAACTACTGGGTGGTTTATTTCTAAACTACCTGCTAAATTAAAATCATAGTATAGCTTTTCAGTTTCACCTCTTTTTTCTGCCATAACCTTTATTTTTTATCTTACATAAAGATACGAACTATTAAGCAAGGGGCATACCTTTTGGAGAAACTTTTTTACTTATTTCTAAAAGTAATTCAGCTTCATTTTTAAACATTTCATCCTCTATTCTTTGCCTATCCTCACTTATAGCGCTTTTCATTATATTTTGTATACTGGTGGAGAATCTGCCACTAATATCGTTTGTATAGTAAAATTTATGGTTTGTGATTTTTATTGTACTATCCGTTATAAGTACGAAATAGCTTAATTCTTTATTATCAATATAATAATGCTCCCTTAAAGGGTCCATCAGTAACTTAGTTTTAGGGTGCTGTAGTAGGTTACTTATAATAAATTTTAATTGTATCTCTTTTGGAGTGGGTGGGTATTTTGAAAATATTGATATCATATTATTTAAAATTTAGATTTAAGATTTTCTTTTTTAACTATGTTTTTTAGTTTAGTAACATATTTTGGATCCTCAGCATAATTTTGAGATAGGTAATCATAGTACTGAGATTCTAATCTTATTTTATTTAGATAGGCGTTGGTAAATAAAGCATAGTCATATAAGCTTTCCATCCAATTATCATATTGGGCATGTCCCATAGCTGTCCCATTTGCTGTAGTAGACCTAGCTCTGGCTTGTTTCATGCCAAATAAGTTATTAGCGTATGTAAATGATTTTGAAGAGAAATTTCCAGTTTCTAATTTTGCTTGAGCTAAAACAATATGTGGGAATCTAAAGTTTAAATTTTCTATTCTTTGAATTAGTTTTTCTTCTGTAAATTGGTTAAAATCCCCTAGGATTATTAATTTCTCTTCATATGTTAAATTATCTACTCTTGCTCTATCTACTGCTGATTTTAATCCTAAAATTGCTATTAAAACAATTAATACCATAGAACCTTTAAATAGTGCTTCACCAAATTTTAATTTAGTGTAGATTAATAAATTTTTATTATACCTGTATAGCATATTAATGTGATTTAAGTTAATACTAACAAAGATAAGAACTATAATTCAAACAACCTACTAAAATAGGTCGAAAAATGAGATATCTATTGTTTTATCACGTAGTTTTTCATTACGTTCATGTAGTCTGACTAGATCGTCAGCTACTTTTCTCTCTAAAGATTTATGTTTTTTAAAAGTTGAAAGCTTTGCTGTTTTCGTCTTTTTCATACATATACATAGTTATTGTCTTGAGATGTACTCTTCCCCGGGACGTTTTTCTTCCTCATATAGTCCCAAGTCTTTAAGATGCTCTATCATATGTTCATCCATCTCCCAGGTAAATTGTTCTCCATCTTTATCAACGTAATCTTCCATTCTCTCTACTTCTTTATCCGAGATTGGTGATACAGCGTATAAAAATGCACAATTATAACAGAGAAACTCTAGATTATCTAAATGATAGTTTCTTTTATTGCCATCTTTATGGTTAAGTATAATAGGTATTTTAGTATCCTGTACCCTTCTTTCGGCAAAGCCACAGTGGTTACATTTCTCCTCAACTAAACATTCCTGTATTATTCGTAGCTTAACCTTCTGTGGATTAAAATGATCTATAGGTACTCTACCTTCTATAAGGTCCATAAGAGGGGGTTCCTTTCCGCTGTTGGTTAAGTGTTTAGGAATTCCTTTTCCGGCTTGATTCTTATGAACCTCAAGTAATGATTGACCTGATTCATCTTTATACAGCAAAGCGTATTTCTTAAAGTGAGGATAAGAGACATGAAGATATCTTGACGCTGCTTTATTTGAGCGAGTCATTTTTTGTGCCCGTAGGACGTCTTCCTTTGATAATATTTTGGTTGGTCTGGACATTTAGTAATCTATACCTTGTATATGTGTTCCACTTTCTTCTTCTTCTTCGTCCTCTTCTTTATCCTTATCCAAAACCTTAGTTGTAGCTTCTTTTACATCCTGAATAGTTTCAAAATCATCAGAGTCTAAGTCTAGAGCGTCTAGGAAGGTGTTTTGTCCTGCTATTTCTGCTGCTTTAATTGCAATTGCTCTAAATTGAGCTTGAGGCATAATAATAAGATCGTTGTAAGTATGGTCTCCTGTTCCCTCTAAGGTAGTTATACCCACTACGGGTTCTACAGTAGAACAGTTAACACAGACGTGGTAATTATATTTAATTTTTCTTAATTCTGGAAAATCATTGCCGCATTTGGGGCATTCAATCATTATTAACTCCATATAACCTTTTATTGATTTATTTTACTAAATATAAGAACTATTATTCAAGGAATCAACTTTATAGTGAGAAACTTTTACCGCAATTGTTACATTCTCTTAGTTCCGTATTATTACACGCCAAAAGATTCTCCACAACCACAAGTTCTACTTGCATTTGGATTAACAAATACAAACCCTTTTCCGTTTAATCCTCCCACATAATCTAGCTCTGTGCCTATTAAATACAAAAAGCTTTTTTTGTCAACGGCAATCTTTATTCCTTTGTCTTCAAAGATCTTGTCGGTTTCTGTAATAACATTATCGAATACGAGTTTGTAGGTAAGACCTGAACAGCCGCCGCCTTCAACACCTACCCTAATAAAAGTTCCTTCGGGGCTGTTTTCGCTTGCTATTAAACTTAAAACATGTTGTTTTGCATTTTCTGATACTGTTATCATTTTGTCTTCTATAACTCCCATTCCATGGGTATGTTTACTATTTAATAAATTTTGAAATAACATTCCAGACATCTTCTGGTTTCTTAAATTTGACTATCTCTTCTTTTTTACCTACATCAATAGTTATTGTTCCGTCCCATTCCTTGTCCGGTACCAACTGGTAGAGGTACATCTGTATAAGGGCAAGTTGCTCTTTTGTAAAATGCATCTTCATTAGATTTTCTATAACTGCAAAGAATTGTTCTTCATATTGAGTCATATCCATTCCAATCTCTTCTTCCATGAAGTCTCTTCGCTCTTCTATTTGACGCATTTGGTTAAGAACCTCTATGAATAGCTTTTTGTTCATATAATCTTGGTTTGGTTCTTTTTGTTTAATCCTATACCCTAACGGATATACGGAATGTAATACTTGTCGGATTTTCTTTCTAGGGTCTACCATGTCTGTTCAACTACTTCAAATATTTTAGTAAACTCATGTACCGGAAGATCTTTAAACTTAGCAAAGGTTTCTACTGCTTCATCGTGCGAGCTTGATGCCCAGGTCATAATAGCCTCTTTTGTAGGGTCTACTTTACTAAAATATGAATATGCGTTCATAAGCTAAAAGATTGTACGTTACATTTCTTCTTCGGATGGTACTTCGTTTTGGTCAGGATTCTCTCCTGCTAAAGCTTTTCTAATAATTCTATCGAAATATTCAATGTATATAAAGAAACCTATAATAGTTTTATCTTTTAAGTTTCTATCTCTTTCTACCCTCATATCAAATTCTCCTAATCCTTTTTCAAGTCTAGTTTCTAATTCGATTGCAATATCGTTTTGTTGGGTAGTGGTGATCTGTCCAAACTGTGTTGGGATGAATTGAACTTTAACTCCTTTCTTCTGAGGGTCCTCATTCGTATCTACTTTTAACATAAACTCATGTCCTGAGAATTTAATCTTAGCGGCTTCTGTTAAAACTTCTTTTACTAGTTTTTCTAATTGTTTCATATCTTAAATATAAGAAAAGTATTTCGGGTATACAAATAAATAGTTAACCAAACAACATTTTTTTACTCTTTAATGTTCTTTCGTTAATAATTTCATACTCTACTACCTCTTTATTTCTACTAAACTGTTCAATACACCAGTCAATTTTGTCAGTTAAAAACTCAATTTCTTCTTTTTTTCCGTTTAAGAGTGTAAACTCTACAATGTATTTTTTCATAATTTACCGTTTTGTTAAATCTTCTTTTAATTTTTCTGATGGTTTTGGTACTGTGAAAAATAGGGTTGATTTGGGTAGAGGTAAATTTCCTTTATGTGCGGTATAAGACTCTTGTATAGTTAATATACCTTCATCCCCTTGGTCTCTCCTAGTCTTTACAATATATGGTACACATATCTGATCTCTTATACTTCCGTTAGAGAGCTCTGCATACACGCTAGTGCTTAATTCATTAGCTTCTTTATTATTTTTTCTGAGTAATATTGCTGTTTCGTAGTGATCGTAGTTATATGGCATTCCGTTTTCATAATACCTTTCAAGCTGTCTATTAACAATAGATGGTTTATCGTTATTATATACATACGAAGTTACCATCCCCTCCACGTACACGCTTTGTAAATCTGCATGGTGATGAATAGCTGTATGGTATTTATCCCCCAGGTAGTGTTTTACTATAGCTTTAGGTTCAACTGTGAAATAGCACGGTGAATCCATCCAAATAGTATGAGTATGTTCCGGTAGAAATGCCTTTGTAGGGTTCCATTTTAAGAACCTAGACATCATCCTAAAGGACTTATCATTATGTTTCTCCAAAATATTTACATTCCAGAAATCTGATGTTAGATCTTTTCTATTTGTAAACGCTACATACTCTACGTCTCCTTTATCATGAACAAATGGGAAGAAGCTTCCCACCTCTTCTAAAGGTATAGATTCATCTGCAAAGAGTGCTGTATATACTACTAACTTCATAAACTCTCTATATATTCTTTTAACCTATCTTGGGGATTCCAGTCTAGTACCACCAGTGTATCATCATTCTCTCTTAATGTAATTCTATAGTTTCCAGGCTGTTCCGGTATATATTCACTTCCTATGTTAAATTTAGCTTTAAACATTTGATACACTTCATTGATAGAGTAGTTTACCCCCGATCCAAGTTCCCAAGCATCGGGTGCTTTTATATCGGTATTAGCTATTTTACACAGCCCATCTACAATATCATCTACATGGGTGAAGTCTCTTCTCTGTTCTCCATCACCAACGATTGTTATTTTCTCGCCACGGTTTACCTGCTGTCTCCATATTCCTATTACTGCTGCCCAATCTCCTTCTACTATCTCATATGGACCATATACATTATAAAATCTAGCTATTTTAATATCTACATTATATACCTTTTGGTACATCTTGCAGATCTCTTCTCCTAAATGCTTATAGTTGGCGTAGGGGGACTGATGAGGGTCATGCCATCTTGAAGACGATCCTGCATACACTACTCTAGCGTTATTTTGTCTAGCAAATTCTACTACAGATTGAGTGCCTATTGTATTAACTCTGAATGTTTCATTTGGATTTTTAAATGATGGTTGTATTCTAGAAACAGCTGCTAGGTGATAGATAAGATCAAAGTCTTTATCCATTAGATTTATATTCTCAATATCTCCTGTATGGTATCTACACCCTAACTGTTCGTTTTCTTCTAAACCCGAATCGTAATTATCTAGCGATTCTACTTGATGACCTTCTTTTAAAAGCCTTTTTATAAGGTTTGTACCAATAAAACCAGCTCCTCCTGTTACTAATATTTTCATATTCGATCTATTACTTTTTTATACCCCTGTTTCATTAATTCTCTTGAAATCTCATTCCGTAAAGATGCGTGGTTATTCTTCCAGTGGGATGCATTTTGGTCATTACCGTATTGCATACCTTTTATACTGCCCCATTCTTCTTGATTGTCAACTGTGTGAGGGGGTACCGCTGTTTTAATTCCGCCGTACATGTAGCTAAATCCTGAAAGTTGTATATCTTCTCCGTTCTCCCATGATATAGGATCTTGGTACCATAAGTACTTTAAAGTGGATCTCTTCATAAACCATGAATGTCCTACTAAATCTACATACTCTAACTTGGAACTCTTAGTCCCGTTCCATCCATATTTTTCAAGAGGATCGTATGCGTCTCCTAAAAACCTAACTCCTGTTGAGCCTAAAATTAGATCCTCTTTACAGTGTTTAAGACAGGATTCGAACCACTTAGGTCCTGGTATAGTATCGTCATCAAAAAAAGCTACGTACTCTGTTTTAGCAAGTAGTCCATAAGCAAATCTAGCGTGAAATTTAAAGTTAGCATTACTGTAGGCAACTGTAGTACCTAAACTGTCTAAATTGTACTGTTCACCTTGTTCTGGTTTATTCGACCATATCATTATATCCTGTGCAGGAACTGTTTGACTTTTTATAGCCTCAATCTGTTCCTTTAAGTACTCAGGTCTTTTATAACAGTTTAATACAACTGTAATCATATTAACTCTTTAATTAATTTACTGGTATTTCCTTCTCCATATGGACACTTAATATCAATATAGTAATTATTTATTAATTCTCCAAATAATTCCGGTAATTGTTCTGGTGTGTGACATAGATAAAGGTGTCCTGTCTCTATTCCTTCAGGTCTTTCTGTTACACTTCTACACACTATCACTTTTTTATTAAAGAATGTACCTTCTTCCTGAACTCCTCCACTATCTGTTATTATTAATTTAGATTCTAACATTATTTCCAGTAGCTCATTGTGGGGTAAGGAGGGTACTACTGTAACGTGTTTCAATAGATACTTATGTTTCTGTATTTCCGGGTGGTGGTGTAGTGGTAGTATGAAATCTAACTCTCTGTTCTGCTCAGCTAATTTGTCTATCTCTTCAAACCACTTATCTATCCACCTATGGTTCTCCCACCGGTGTAGAGTTACTAATACCTTATTACCATAAATTGCTTTACCTTTAAGAGGTAAGAGAGTATCCAGTATAGAGTTACCCACAGTATGTACCACTCCTCTTACCTTTTCCTCTTTTAAATTTTGAGCTGATACTTCTGTAGGTGCTAAGTTTATATCAGCTATTCTAGATATCATCTGTCGATAACCTTCTTCAGGGTAGGGGTGGTTAAGGTCATAAGATCTTAATCCTGCCTCTAAATGTATTATTTTTTTCTTTCTACTAAATGCTGCTAAAGCGCATGCTAAAGCAGATACTGTATCACCATGTACTAAAACTGTATCATAATCTCCGTCTGGAAATTGTATTAAGCAGTCACTTATTATTTGATCTAATCTATTAGTTTGATTTCCTATTTCTATATGGTAATCTACTTCTATGTCGTTTAATAAATCTTTATGTTGTCCTGTAAATAGAAGCTGACAGTTATCTAGTGTCTCTACTAACGGTTTTACTTTTAACCATTCAGGTCTTGTTCCAAAACATATTAAAATCTTATTTACCATATACATGTCTTTAAGGAAGTACTCTCTCCTTTAAGGTAGCTTCTATTATTCTCAGTCAAGTAACCATTTAAAGTTGATCCAATGTCTAAGTAAATGTTGTGCTTATTCTTCTCCCAAAACTTAGCGGCTAACATATTACCCAACGGTCCGGCACAGAATAAAAAGAGTTTTCCTTTATATTTCTCAATAGGAAAATTCTCTACCATATCAAAATTATCTATAAATGCCTCTGTGGTGATAGGTACGTGTTGATCTATAATAAAAGGAAGCTTGTGTACTGTAGCATTTGCTCTTGCGAATAAAATCACATCATGTTTACTATATTCCGGAATAAAGTTTTCTTTATAGTAGGGGTAGTTACTATTTACAAAGAGGTTAGCCCAGGTTAGGGTCTCCTGCTTTGATTCTATTCTCATCCAATCCACAATTGGTTTAGGTTGGCAGCATTTACAGCTTACACCTACATAATACTCAGGATCTTTATATTGGAAGGATCTTATTAGTTCAGTTCTAATTTCAGAATGTAGTTCTGGTTTAAATGTCCAATTATCTACATTAGTAATAGCTTGGTTGGCTAGTATGGCGAATTCCCCATCAGCGTACTTGCTAAAACTAAAGTTTTCTTTTTTCTTTAATTTTGCAAATATATACTCTATATCTTCTCTAAAACTATTCTTTATCATTACTTATTGCTCTTCCTTTTTTAGCTTCCCAATCTCTTTCAGGTCTAACCTCTAAGTTAGTTTTCCATCCTGGTTCAATAGTATTCATTGGAGTGCCTAATTTATTTCCTAATTTAATAATAGCATTAACATCTTTGGGAAAACAAGTTCCTCCGTAACCGTGTCTTCCGTCTGGTCCGGGTACGTGTAAATGGCTATCTCCTACAAATCCATTTCCTATAATACCTACTTTATAACGTGTCATAAAATGCATTCTGTTTTTCTTGTCTTTCTATTTGTTTTGGATGATAGAGTGCGTAAGTTTTATCTAAAGGTAAATTAGAGTAGGTTTCAAACCCTTCTAACTTCTCATGCACTTTATTCACCCATTTGATCTCCGGTTTATTTTTCCAGATTCTCATTTGATAGTCCGGCCAGTTAATCCAGCCCTCTTTGTTTACATTCCACCCCCATTTCTGTATATGATCTTCTGTTAAGCCTTCTACTGTATTTACTCTAGGTACTAGATAAACTTCATTGTCTGGGTTCTTTTCAACAAGAAGGGGGAGTATTTTAATAAGCTGTTCATTAGGTGTCTCGTCTGCATCAATTTGAAATATAAAATCCCCAGTACAGTATTCGGTTAACTTATTTTTCCAATCTGCGAAATGACCATCGAAATACCCTCTATAGAACTGTACGTTGGGTAGTTTATTAAACTCTGATAGGAAGATTTCTATCTCTTCTGTACCGTTTGCTTGGTCATATAGTATAACGATTTCATCTCCTATTCTTTTATTATTTAACAAGAATGGAAGGAGCTTCTGTATTTCAAGAAACTCATTACAGAGTGTTACTGCATATGACAATTTTATTTTACTCATAACGTTATTACTTTATATCATAAAAGTTTATAACTTCAAGGGCATCCATAAATTCATTCTGTTCAAAGAATTTTGCTTCCGGCATATCCATTTTATGGGTCTGATCTTTTGGAAAACTCTTTGTAGTTCTCTCTTCTGGAGTGATTCTAATAGCTTTTACTGCTGACCATTTCCATTCCTCTTTTGATGAACCGTCTAGGAATACCATTCCGCTTCCCGGTAAGGTAATGGTGGCGGGTGCCCATACTCTTTTGTCTTCATCTGTGAATAATAAATCCCTATATAGTTCAGGAGAAGTTTCTATTAAATCAGCTGTTACTTTTCCTCCCTCAGTCATTAGGGTTGAAGTTGTAAAACCACATCCTAAACATAACCATGTTGTTGTATCCTTATCTATGTGCTGCTCGTAACATGCATTTCCTTTGCATCGTTTACATTCTACTAATTGATCTTGCATAACTTATAATTTTGGTAACTCTAATTTAGGTAAATTTAATTCTATTTTCTTTGGGAAGATTGGTATTTTTTCATCTAAAATCTTTCCTAATAATTCTGTCATAGCATCAAAGCTAAATAAGCTTCTGCTTCTATGTCCTTGCCTTTTTGCTAATTCCAATAACTTCTTATAGTCTTTTACTATTCCTTTATATGCTGTTGACACCTCCCCGGCATCTGGTGTGAACCAGCTTGCTTCCGGTAAGATTACTTTTGGTACTGATGCTGATGGGTGTACTTTTGTTAAAGTTCCTCCAATTAGAGTTGTATAATCTCTATGTAAAAAATCTAGATGTGCCGACCAGGCTGAAGCTATAATAGGTTTGTTGGTTAAGGAAAACTCTAATAAAGGTCTTCCAAATCCTTCTCCTTTAGTTAGGCTAATCATTGCTTTTATTTTTGAATGATTATATAGTTCATTTATTTCCTCATCAGACACCTCTCCATGAAGAAGATATACGTTAGGTACTGTGCCTTTTACAGTTTTTCTAATACTGTCAATCTTATCTAATATTTTTTCTCTATCCATAATAGAGGTTGTAACTTGATGAGTTTTTAGTATTAAGGCCGGTGAATTAGGTTTATTTTTAAATGTTTCTAAGAAAGCTTTTAAAGTGTATCCTATATTTTTCCTGTCCTGGCCTAAATCTCCTTGCATCCAATGTCCCACAACCAGGTAGCAGAACGATTCTTTAATTCCATCTAACTGTTTATTAATTTCCAACTCCCTATTTGACTTGGCTGGGAAATATTTATTTATATCAGCTCCTTCAAATAAAACTTCAATAGGAGTTGTTATTTCCACCTTCCCAATTATACCTTTTGTTTTACTATCCTCTTTACTATACACCGAATTAATAAAAACATTCTTGCTGTGTTCTGATGAGGTAATTATTAAGTCCATGTTATTACATCCTTGAATCCAAGAAACATCACAAACTGTAGTCTCTATTCCGGCTGTTACTCCAATATTATACTTCCCTATTTTTTGGAATTCGTTTGGGACTGTAATTTGTATCCATACGTCTGGTTGGTCTTCTATTTTATCTATAATCTTAGAGATAAGATCTACTTCTTTGTGATCTTTTAAGTACCCAAATCTTGTATTACCCCATCTTTGGGATAATATCTTTATATCCCATTCCGGTTTTGTCTTTATTAACGCTTTGATAAAGTCTCTAGATCTTGCTGAATATCCACTATAACAGTCTATAGGACAGCTTATTACGCATGTTGTTTTACTCATCTTAATAACCTGTTAATTTATGTGTTATATATTTCTTTTCCTTTGGTTTTACTTTAATTAAATCAAAAGAGGGTCTTGGTTTAAATTCTTTAAATCCTTTTTCCAGTACCTTTGTAATATTAATACTCATTGTTGAGGCAGACATTTGCGATTCTTCTGATGTTACCCATTCTCTACCTTTTAAGCCGTTTACTTTTCTTTCTTCAGGAGTCATACTGTATACTTTTAAAAAAGCTATTGCGGCATCTTCAGGTGAACATCTATCATCAAAAATATAAGGGGTTGGTACAGATCCTGTTAAGGAGATTGAAGACGGATAGACTGGTACTGCCCATTCCCCACACTCCCTAACTGTACCTCTATGGTTGGAAGGAAAGTCAGGTGAAAAATCAATCCACTTACCGTCTTTTTCAAACCTCATTTGATCTTGCATACCTCCTGTAACATTGGCAACAATCATCTTACCTGTCATCATTGCTTCTGTTAAAGATAACCCCCAACCTTCGTTTGATGAAAGTAGTACTGTAACGTCTGTAATATTGTACAGCATGTTCATTTGTGCTGGTGATATTCTTCCCTGTGAAAAGTACACGTTAATATAATCCGGGTCACAGAAAGCTTCTTTCACTGCGTTTAAATCTGTTCCGTTTTGGTCTATGGCCTGTGTATGCATTAGCAGTGCACATTTCTTGGAAGCTTCTTTGCCAATCATATCACAAAATATTCTATACGCAAGAATTGTATCTGCTGGATGTTTTCTCTGGATATTTCTGGAGTTAAAATAAATTATAAACTCTATGTTTGGATCCGGAATTGTGTTTTTTCTAAAATCTACTAATTGAGCATACAGTTTATGTTGCTCATCAATTGGGAAGAATGTAGTTTCATCAATACCGTGGGGAACATACTCTATAATTTTATCTTTAGCTTGCTCTCCTAATACAATCTCATTAATATTCTTAGTCTGTTTTGAAATTGCCATTAATACATCCACTGAATCGTAGTACTGTTTATTGTATAGGGGTGCGGGATAGTCATCCCAGATATTTAACCAAAAAATTGGGATTTGGGATCTAATCTCTCTTTCTATTTCGAATAACCATGTCCAGTATCTTGGATCTGTGAAGATAAAGATTGCATCTGGTTTTTCTGTTTTAAGGAGTTTTCTTATTATATCAGCATCTCCATAGCCTGTGTTTGGCCTTACAGATACGTTTGAATCAGATATACCAACTTTTTTATTTATATCTTCAGATAGATCAAATGTTTTTCCTATTTCTGGATGGTTTAATGCTGCACCTAAATTGAACCAATTAAAATGGTGTGCGGTTCCTACTACGAACTCTCTTGCCATTGTAGCTACTCCTGAGTGCATTCTAATATCATCACATAGCAATAAGATTTTTTTCCTTTCTGCTTTAGGTATGTAACCGAGTTTACTGTTCATTATTTTAATCTAATGTTATGTTGTTTGTGAAGTTTCTCTTTAAAGTCCCTATCCGTAAGATAGAGATAAATTGCCCGATCTGCAAGCTTTTTAAATGAAAAGTTGTCTTGCAAACAAGCCATTTTAAATTCGCTAAAAAGAGGTTGGGTTATTTTGACTGAGGTCAGTTTTTCTGTTTTTGGGATCATAACTTTCTATTTATTATATATAAATATATATTGTTTTACAAAACAGTCTTCCATTCATTACAAAGTTTCATTTTTCCTACATCGCAATAGGTACATGCAAACTTCTCTGGTGTTGTATTTTGTGAATGGTCTTTAAAAGTCATGTCTTCATTAAGCATATCTTTTAATGTCTGTGTAAAAGTTTCTCTGAATTGTTTGCTTTTTCTTGGTCCGATAGCGGGTCTAAACTCTTGTACTCTTTTTTGCATAGAAGCAAAATCAGCATTTACAGGTACTCTTCTCTTTAGAATAAAGTACTCCACGTTTATTTTTTCTACCGGTATATTAAACTGTTTAGAGAAGAACTCTCTATATAAAGCCACTTGTGCTATTTTTTTATCATCTTTCTTTTGGTAATCTTTCCATCCAGAAGTTGATGTCTTGATGTCCATTATCGTCCAAGTATCTGCTAAGGGACTGTAAAATACTAAATCTACTAATCCTTTAAACATCACCCCAGGGGTAATTTCCTGGTATAGTAAAGTTTCTACTCCGGCAAGTTCCATAGTTTTAGTAGAAAAATACCCTGCTCTATTCTTTTTAAGATAATCTAAAATATGTTTTCCATCTAAGTAGAACTCCTGTAGTACCTTAGCGTTTATACCCGGGTCTAATGTACCCTTAGCTTGTGCTCTAGCAACCTTAAATGCCTGTACCATTTTAGCATAGAGCAACGAATTTAAATCCATTTCGTTTGCTTTCTTCACTTGGTCATGAAAGAGTACTTCCAGCCATTCTTGAATAGTCTCATGCATTGCACTACCAAAAATGGTATGTATGCTAGATGTAAACGGTACTAGTTTATTGTTGTATTGGTAGTGCCACATTTTCGGGCAGGTCTGAAATGTATAAACTGCTGAGTAGGAAATGTGTTTATTTTTTTTGCTTTGTTTTATTTTGCTTTCCCAAACTTTTTTTACTTCCCCTTTTACCTTCTTCGACATAACTTGCTTTTAATCTTTCTAAATATAATGTAGCATCCATAAGTTCCTCTTGTAAATGGTCAATCCACCCCAAAAAGTCAATATCGTCTCTGTCTAACGTTCTACCGTACTTCCGAATACCTACTTGAGACCGCTCTTCAAATTTATCTTTAACTGATTGAACATAGGGGTCTCTATTTTCTGCGGTAGCTGTTGAACTTATCGTCCAGCTAAAAAGTTCACTATTCTTACTCATATGACTACTTTATATATATCTTTAAGATACGAAAAAAGGTTGGAAAAACCAACCTCTTTCTTGTATATTTATTAAATCTTTTGCTTCTACTTAATACTCATAGACGCTTTATCAAAATTAGCTTTTGGAACTTCCACAACTTCTCCTCCTTGTAATTGTAATCTAAATGTCTTAGGTTTTTTTTGTATTACTCTCAATACTTTTTTAACCTTATCTGCTTTTTTAACAGCTTTAGGGGCTATTATCTCCGCTTTAGGTGCTTCTACAGTTACTGGTGAATTTACTTCTATTTCTTTTGTACTAAATTTTTCTTGCATAGTAATTGTTATTAGTTTATCTTTATAAATATGTAATTTTATGCTCGTCTTGGTCTTGTTTAAGCTCTGTCTTACTCACCCATCCTACTGTACCATCAGTAAACTCTACTCTACGGTTCTTAGGGGATTTCTGTATAACTCTTTTAATTGATTTTTTTTCTGGTAATTCATTATCATTTTCATCTGTAATTTTCCATTCTTCATCATTCTCTAACCCGTCATTAAGAGTTGTATTCCAATCTTGTATTTCGCTTTGTAAATCATCGTATGAATCCACAGCTTTTCTTATACCCTTACCTATATCTTCTATATCTTCATCTTCCCCGTAAAGGGTCTTCTTAGGCTTTGCTTGATTAAAAGCAAAGTTTGCTGCTATTACTAAAGATATTGCTAATGGGTCGAATACGAATATTATTGTAAGCAAAAGATAGTTTATAATTCTATCCATTGGAATACCTGTTAGTCCTGCTAGATATTTTAATGGACCTAATTCTCCTGAAGTTGAAGATTGGGTCCTTAATTCTAAAATCTGTAGTTGATATTTTTGTAGACTATCAGCAGCTACTTCTCTTTTAGATTGTATACTTTTTCTATTTACTTCTTCTGTATCGATACGTTTTTGAGCCATTCTAAGCTCTGTTGTAGATATAGTAGTACGGAAGCCGGACGTTGAGGAGGTATCTCGGACTTGTATTTGACTGCTTTTCGCAGTTGATAAATTATTAATATTGGTTGAAATACCCTTAAGTTCTTGATCAAACCTTGTAACATCGTTTTCATAGAAATTTTTCTTTTGTTCTAAAAATTCAATTTTGTTTTCTACAACCGATAACCCCGCATAAGTTTGTTGGTAAGCAGCGCTTAGAAAACCATAGATACCCATACTGGTAATTAATACTAAAATTACTGTAGCAATACTCAAATACGCTCTAAGCCACTTATTTAATGTCCCCCAGTATTGGTACAAAAGTGAAGCAATAACTAATTTAGCTACCTCTAAAGATCCTGCCATTATAATTACCTCTGTGGAGGCGCCTGCAAATAGTTTTGATAGCCCACTCACACTGTAAAATGCTGCAGAACCTGATACTGATAGTGCTGCAAGAGTGATTATAATGGGAAGTATATTTCTTCTAAGTTTTTTCATTATTATAAAAGGAATGAGCTTAATCTATTTCTTATTAAGGTTAATTTTCCAGTACATTCCAACTCCAAGGTAAGGGTTAATTTTTGAGTCTGGAGCTGGTTGAAATCCAAGATTTAACTGGTAGAGGTAATCTTTTTTGGTCTTTAGAATAAGCCCACCACTAGCATTATTGAATACATCTGTTTTATTTAGTCCTAGATTAAATCCATAGTATACTTGAGTTTTAGGACTTTCTTTTACTGTAATTGTTTCTTTTACGGAAGGAATATTCAAATCCCATTCTATTTGTCTACCTACAATTTGATTTTGAGTAATTATGTCTGATATAATCCCTTTTCCGTAGGAACTTACAAGAACGGTATCTCTATATTGATATTTAGTGTAAAAATCTTTAAGTATTGCAAGAGTGTCTACATCTGCGGGTACTTTTATAATTTCCTTTTCAACTCTTGTTATCAACTTTGGTTTATATACGATTGTGGTTTCTTTTACGATTTTAATTACCGTATCTGTTTCTTTTTTTACTAATTCGTACTTTTTACCATTAATATTTACTTTTTCACCTACATTATTTCCTTTATTAGAGCAATTTCTAATTAAAAGAAATATACACAGTAGTAGTAGTATTATTGTTTTACTATCAAACTTTGAATTTAACATATATTTTTGAATAAAGTTATATAGTTAAAATAAGAAATATTTTTCTAACATACAACTACTCCCTTTTAAAGGTTACCCATAAGTAACAAAATACTAATATTGATAAACTTCCTATTAACCCCTGTACTAATATTATAGTAGAATTTTCCATTTTTATTTTTTTACAAATTCGTAATATTTTTTAGTTTTTACATTTCTATCTTCTAAACCATTTGTACCTCCGTTGATACGCTTAGTTAATTTTAAAATAGAAGCATCATTTATTCCCCTATCACAAATAGACCAAAGTTTATTCTTATCAAAAAAGAACATAGCTGATTCGAATGAAAATTCAGTTGCAACTAAATCAGGGTTAGTCATAATTTCTGGTTTGCCTAAATAATTAGAGAAAGCTTGGTAGTTCGCCTTACCTGTTAATTGTAATGCTCCTCTACCTCTAAATTTCCAACCATCACCTGAGGCCTCATCTCCATTAGACATACGAGATGCATAAACTCTATTAGCAATCATCTCTGGTTTTCTAGCATAATGTGTTGCTAGGTCTTCATTTATAAAGTATTTTTTAAATATACCTAAGAGTCCGGATGCTCCATAATTTAAATTCTCTGAGAATAATTTAAAGTTTCCGGTTTCGTGTGCTGTTTGAGCAAAGAAGTGAGCTGCTCTTAGCGGAGTTAATTTGTAAAACTCCATAGCTTTATTCATTGTACCTGGTCCAAATATTCCGTCTGCAGTTGTTCCAATCTTACTCTGTAAATTTTTTAAACTCATAAACTAATTTTAAGGTTTTGTATATTCTTCGGACATACTTTATTCTTTTTTGCCAAATATCTTTCCTGCTTCAGCAATCCCAAAAGACCCTAAGGTAATAATTACGAATGAATTGTATATCAATTCGTTAATTACTAAATCTTTTCCAAATAATCCTGATATTATATCTGCTGTTGCAAATATTACCATTACTGCGAAAGAAGCAAAGCCTACTATGTTCTTTTCGTTAAGGTCATTACTATCTTTAAATATGTCTTTAAAAGCCATCCAATTTTGTTTTATTTTATTAAACATAAATAACAATTTTAGTGAAACAATACTTTATTATAAATAGCAAAGATACTTATCTGCAGTGTATTCTTTCATTAGACATAATGTTCTTTCTTAACTTTCTCTAATGTTTAGCCTATAATTGAGTAGGTAATTATCATAGAGACATAAAATAATACATATTTCATTACCCTTTTATTTTAACATGACGACATTTTTAAATAGTTTTTATTTTCCGTATATACAAAAGGAGGCTCCTACACCTCCCTTTGCTACCTACAACGTTTCTTATTTCTAAGTAACGTCTCCTATTCTTTATCTAGGTTTTTAATTTCCCGAGGAAGAAACTCTTCATTCACTGTTCCGCATTTTTTGCAAGCAAATATTGGGATTGGAATGTAGGATGGTTTCCCGGTTCCGGAAATAAGCCCTGATACTTTTCTTAATATAAGTGATTGATCAAAGTATACTCCCCCACAATCATCACATGTAACTCCTGAGGTCTGTGTAATGTCGACCTGTGGTTGTTGTACTTGCATATTACTGCTGCGCTTTACGGTTTTTTCTGTAATGGTCTCCGTTAGCACTTGTCTGTAAGGAATTACTAGGTCCGCCTCCTGTGGTGGTTCCTTTAGCTGTTTCTTTTTTAGATCTACCTGGTTTTTTACGGGTAAGTTTTTTGGGCAGGTCTTTTACCTCTTCTTTAATATCGTCATACTTTTCTTTTACGTCATCTACAACGTCTTCTACTACATCAGGTATTCCATCAGAGTCAGTGTCTTTTAAAATTCCTTTTTTTGTAAGAATTGCCCCGGTTACGGCTGCTACTAACAGAACCGCTAATAAGATAAAAATAAATTTCATGTCTTTGTTTGTTTAATTTAATATAAATAGATTAATTAATCGGAATCTTAGCGGGTTTCCAATATATCCCGTATTTTTCTTCTATAAAAAAGTATAAGTCAATTAATTCTAACTCGGTATTCATTAGTTCACATTCGTATTGGTCCTTATCTAACTTAAAAGTAGTAAGAAACGCATTTTTGAGTTCCCCTAATTTAGTAGTCTCATCTTTACCGTAATCCTCCATAAGTCTCTTACGTCTGGATATATCTAGGGAAGTTTCTTCTACGTACCTACCTGGGTCGTTTCTAAGAAGTCTAAACTTCTCATTAATCCTATGTTCTACTACTTCAGCTTCATACCTATATGAACTATAGTCAAAGTCACCATTAAGTATTCTGTCTCTTAAAGGATATCTACCAGTAAGAGGTTTAGTCTTAGTAGTATAAGATCTCCACCACGTAAATCTACTATAGGGCATCTTATAATAATTCTTCTTAAAGAAACTCTCTAACCATTCCATAGAGTGAATCGGGGTATAAGGTAGCGTACTAATCATACTTAAATATACGAAATATCTTTTATAAAGCCAACTTTTTCAAATAGTTTTTGGGCTTTAATATTCCAGTCATCTGTACATAGAGTAATAGTAGGAAAGTTAATATAGTTTAAACACCCTTTAATAAACTTTTCTCCGTATCCATCAGGTCTTCTAGGATTAACAAATAAGTTGTAAAGGTAATTTTTTTCAAACCAAACATGGGCGAGTGGTCCATCTTGATCTACTCCTATAAATAAATCATGGCCTCTTTCTAGTCTCTCTCTAGCAATATCGAGATCCCACATCTCTGTCCAGTATACGTTACCATTAAAGCCATTAATACTAGTTTGAATAGTATTTTCTAACGAACAAAATGTATGAGGTTGTATCCAAACCATTCCCTGGATAGGAGTATAGCTTTGCTGATTAATAAGGGTGTACCAGCTTTTATTCTCCACTTTTTAGTATCCTGGCTGCTTCTTGTATGGCTGCTTCTGGGTATTCTATTAGTATACTGTATGCTAGTTTTTTAACTCCTTGGCTTAGTATAACTTTCCTTTGGGAAGTATCTCCTCCAAAAGGACGTTCGGTTACTGTTTCACCTCTATCAGGAGACTCGAATATCTTTAAAGATTTATCCTCCTGCATTTCATGCCACTTTTTGATTGAATCACTCATAACTTTTATCTTTATGTTTTAGTTTTCTCCTATATACATTATCATCACCGTGATGTTTCTGTACCATCCTCCGTCTCGAAAGTTGAGCTAATTCCCCCATCGAGTATTGTTCCTTTCCTATCTTCATTCCACGATTCTTCAAAATAAATAAAGTCTGTCATATATTAATAAATATACGAAATATTTACCAAAGAGGCAAGATATGGCAATAAAAAACCCCTCCGGTTGAGGGAAGGGTTGTTTAAATTCGCGCGTGGCACCTTCGGTGGAGGAGAAAAATGACCTCCCCCCGCCCATCGTACTACTTGCTTTCTTCTACTGATGCTTTTCTGTATGCAGTAATAAGTTTCTTTAATTCACCCGCTGCTTTCCTAGCTCTCTGCTGGGATGCTTTTGTAGTTAAACTGTTGTTTTCTGATAAAACATTAAAGTTTGTTTCAATCGCTTCAAATAATTCATTTTTGTTCATAATCTTTGTTTTAAAATTTAATTAACCTAATAGCATGTTAGGATCTATCCCTCCCATATCATTGTTTTTTTTCTCTTTTCCGTTTGAGACTACTGCCTCAGTTATTAATAACGTTCCTGCAACAGATGCTGCATTTTCTAATGCTAGTCTAGTTACTTTAGCTGGATCGATAATTCCACTGTTAAACATATCTACTAGTGTTACTGTTCTGGGATTATACCCTTGCCAGAAGTCGTTTTTCTCTATAATTGCTTCTTCAATATCCCCAATCCTATCATGATCGTATCCTGCATTTTCTAATATCTTATAGAACGGTCTTTCGATAGCGCTTACTATAATCTCATAGCCCACTGCTTCATCACCTTCTACATCTTCAAGTTTTGATACTAACATCTTAGAAGCATTTAATAATGCAATTCCTCCACCGGGCACAATACCTTCTTCTAAAGCTGCTTTGGTTGCGTGTAAAGCGTCATCTACTCTATCTTTTTTCTCTTTCATCTCTACCTCAGTATGTCCTCCTACATGTACAATTGCGACACCTCCAATAAAGGTAGATAATCTCTCCTGTAATTTCTCTTTCTCATAAGGAGATGTTGTTTCATCAATTTGAGTTTTAATTTCTTCTACTCTTATATTGATTGCTTCTTCGTCTCCTTTTGCATCGATGATTGTAGTCGTATCTTTTGTAATAGTGATCTTGCCTGCTTTACCTAACCAGTCTGGTTGAAATTTATCCAGTCTCATTCCTTTTTCAGTTGATATTACTTTTCCTCCTGTAAGGGTGGCGATATCTTCTAACATTGCTTTTCTTCTATCCCCAAATTCAGGAGCTTTTACTACAGCACAATTAAGAATACCTCTCATCTTGTTTACTACTAGGGTAGAGAGTGCCTCTCCGTCTATATCTTCTGCAATAATAAGAAGAGACTTAGTTTGTTGTGAAACGCCTTCTAAGACAGGTAGTAACTCTTTGATTTGATTTAGTCGTTTATCTGTGATTAGTATCAACGGATCTTGAAGAACAGCTGTCATAGTGCTATTATCTGTAACAAAGTACGGAGACTTATAACCCCTGTTGAATTGAACACCCTCAACCGTTTCTAAATACGTTTCTCCTGTTTTTGATTCTTCGATTGTGATAACACCATCACGTCCTACTTTATCCATTGCTGTTGCAATTAGCTCACCAACTTCAGTGTCGTTGTTTGCTGATATAGTAGCGACCTGTTTTAACTGTTCTTCGTCCGTGATCTCTTTAGATTCTCCTTCAAGAAACTCTACAACTTCTTTTACTGCTTTATCAATTCCTCTTTTAATTTCTACTGAGTTAGATCCTAGTTTGATTCGGTCTAATCCTTCTGATAGAATTGATTGAGCTAGTAGGGTGGAGGTAGTAGTACCATCTCCGGCCTGTTCTCCTGTTTTAATTGCTGCTTGTTTCACAATCTGTGCTCCTAAATTTTCTACCTTGTCTTTTAATGTAATGGACTTTGCTACAGTCACACCATCTTTAGTAGATACCGGCAAGCCGTTGTCTTGTTCTATAATAACGTTTCGACCTGAAGGTCCTAATGTAGATGTTACTGCATTTGCTAATTTATCTACTCCGGCTGCAAGTTTATTCCTTGCTTCTTTTGAAAATGTTATATTCTTACTCATATTATGCTTCTTTTATAACTGCTAAAATTTCACGATCTTGTGCGATATAATACTCCTGTCCTTCGAAGTCAATTCGTAAAGTTCCTAATTTGGGAACAAGTACGATATCTCCTACTTTACAGGACCTAACTGTAATGAGTTTTGAAGGATCTAACTCGGACTGTCTTCCAGGTCCTACTGCTAGTACTTCGCCCATTTCAGGTTTTTCCTTCCCCATATCCGGGATTACGATATTACCGTACATCTGTTCTCCTTCGTCAATCGGTTTTAGAAGGATACGGTCATTTGTTGGTTGTAACTTTTTACTCATAATTATTCAAATTCTATATCTGTTATGTCTTTAACAATATAATATTGTCCGTTGTTTTTAAATGATCTATCACAATGTAAATACTCAACCCAAGCTTTTAATCCGTCGATATTTTCATTTACCTGACTCTCTTTAATAGTTCTTATTACTGTGTAAAGATTTCCGTGTATTTCTATAATCTGATTCATTAGAAATAATATATGAAATTTATTTCAATAAACAAACTCTTTTATATTTTATCAGTGGCCTTCTGCCCAATTGTTTGCTATCTCAGGTGGAGCTTTTAATGTTACCCCAGGAAGTATGGTTGTGTTTATCATAATCTCCTGTACATAAGGTGCGAACATTTCTGCATCTTTTTCATGAACATTTATAATAAGTTGATCATGAACCTGTGCTTGCACCTGAGCATCTATTCCTAACTCTCTGGCTTTACGGTTAATTACTAATGCTGCTCGGTTTACAACAGCTGCTGCTAATGATTGGAGTTGGAAGTTTAGACAGTTGTTAAGCCCATTTCGATAATCCCTATAAGCCTGTAAAACAACTACTTTTCCGTATCTTGATTCTAATTCTTTTCTAAATCTCCAATCTAGTATTCTATCCTGGAACTTAATATAGGTTTTTTGTACTTTGGGTAAGTGTCTAACTCGTCCTAAGTAATTTTTAATGTACCCATGAGCTTTTACTTGCAATCTTGAATCTTCTCTCCATTGTTTAAGCTGTGGAAAACCATCTAGATACCCCTGTACTAATTTCTCAGCTGTTTTTTGATCTATATCTAAAGTCATCTTAAGAGCATATGCTTCCATTCCGTAAGCAATTCCTAGTGAGTAGGCTTTTGCTTTATTACGGGCGTTTGGATCTAATTTCTTAAGGTAATTATCTGCCTTTTTATCTGCTGATACTCCGTTGGGAAATCTAGCTCTATCTTCGTCTAACCTTTCCGTCTTAATAGCAACTGTAGAGTAGAAATCCCATCCTTTATTGAAGATCTCTTGAAGAGCTACATCTCCTGTTATTGAAGCAAAACAATGTGGTTCTAATGATTCGTAATCTGAATCAATTACCTTTCTATCTTTTCCGGCAATCATGAACTTTCTAACTATGTTCACATATTTCAGTATGATTGGTGCATCATCACCGGGTTCTAACGGTTTAGGTAATTGCTGAGCATCTGAGCCATATCGTCCAGAGACTGTACCGTTCTGCTTAAAGTAAAAGTAATATTTTCCATCTTCTTGTCTATCTCTAAATCTGTCTACATAGGTAGATTTAATCTTTAATAATTTATTATAAACACGTAGATTTTCTGCCCATGGATGTTCTTTGGCAAGCTCCTTTACCATATCCATATCGAATTTATCTCTACCGGATTTAGTATTAGCTCCTTTTACTTTAGGTTCAATTCCCATATAACCGAAAACGATCTCGCCCAGATGTTTTTTCGACTGAATATTTAAATACTCTCCGTCGTTACTTTCTTTCCATAATGCCATGGAAATTCTGTGTCTTTCTAACTCGTCTATAAAGGACTCGTCTCCGGTTAATAGAAATTGCTTTACTTTCTCTTCTTTTTCATTGGTAGGTTCAAATGCTTCGATATTCTTCTGTGTTAAAGAATACTTTCCTGTCTTCTCAGACTTTGAAAGGGGTAAGGAATACCTCTCGACTAAACTCTGTGCCCAATTACCTTTATGAGAAACAGGGTAGTTATCTGCTGCAGTATCTACTACCCATCTTTTTACTGCAGGAATATCTAGTAGAGATTTCATCACAATTTCTTTATTCTCTACTTGATCTATTAAAATTTCATCGTAAATCTTATTAATTAAATCAACATCTAAGTCCACACCATATGCTTCCATTGGGACTGTTACTTCCCGGTAGATTGGCATAACTTCATCTTCGAAAAAGAATTTCTCTAAGCCTTCCTCTTTAAGCTTCCCTAAATACAGGTTACATATACGCAATGTTAAATCCGTATCCGCACTAGCATATTTACTAAGAATACTAAGGTCTGCTTTAAAGATTTCGTAACTTTCTTTTGTAACCGAACCTCCATTCTTTTTAATTGAGTCTTTTAATTCAAGTTGCTCCTGATTGGCGGCTTCTTGAACGTTTAAACCTAAAGCTTCCTGGTTCATTATCGCTATAGATTTTAATCCAAATGGATTTCCAAAGCCAAAAGCTCCTTCTTCGTAAACTGTATGAACTAGTAAACCAGTATCAACCCAAATATCTTCTATAAGGTCTACTCCAAAATAATTTTTTATAAACTGTACGTCAAAGGAAGCATTGTGAAATACAAGTTTTTTTCCTTTAAGCATCTTTATTAAATTTTTAGAGATTACTTCAGTGGATTGACCTTCTATAGACTGTAATATAAGTTCTTCTCTGTGGTAATCCCAAACTAAGGTTGGTAAGTAAAATCCAACCCCTTCTTCACCGGACACTGACCATCCTATAATTTTATCTTTTCTAGGGTTTAGTCCTGTAGTTTCCGTATCGACTGCAATTACATCTGAGTTTTTAATATGTTGGAATAAGAGTCTTAAGGTCTCTTCATCTTGGACGGTGTAGTATTTTTTTTCTATCTGCATTTATAACCTTTCTAAGTCTACTTAAATATACGAATTATATTCTAATCCTCCAACAATTCAGGAGGGTAATCTTCTTTTTTTATTTCTTTTCCCAAGTGTTTTTCTAACATTTGGAGTACTGCTAGTTTTTTACTTTTATCTCCTGTAAAATATGCCCAAGCAAGAGATCCTTTATGGTTTTCTATCTGCTGTTGAAAATTAGAACAAGTCTTTTCGATTAAAAGCTCATCATCTTTTTCTAATTCAAAATCTATTTTATATAAACCTGCAAACTTAAGTAGCTCTAATAAATCCTCCTCTTCGTAGGATTGTTTCATTTTCTTGAAGTCTTCTTGCTTTCCTCCTTTATCTGGGTGAATATATTTGGAAAGGTGTTTATAAAGTTTTTTAAGTTTTGCTGGTTTAGTTTTTCGAGATTTTCGGTTAGTAGTTAGTTCTTCTCCTGGTGGTTCTTTTTTCATTTCACCTGTCTCTTCATTAACCCACATTTCCGCATTTTTATCTGCGAAGTATTTACCAAAGTATTTATTCCACTTACTTAGGTAAGTTGCAAGTTCATCTTTAGTTTCCTCTAATTCTAATTTAAGGAATTCATACTTATGGGTTAGTTTTTGGAGTGCTTTTGACATTAGTTTTCACCGTACAAATCAAAAACTACTGCTTCGGGTTCTTGTATTTCAACTTCTTCTTCTTTAAGTATAAACAGCTTTCCATTCAAAGGTTCTAACCTGTAGTTGCCTTTAAATTTTGTTTTTCTCATGTATTGGGTCAATGTTGGTACTAGCCCCTCCACGGTTATGTCTTTATCTATAGTTAATTGCCAATTATCTCCTGGTGGAACACGGATTGCAATTAATTCTGCTTTTTCTACTGTTTCTTTCATTACTGACGTAGTGTTTTAGCAATTCGATAATTTGGGGATGTATAAAATTCAGGTATTAACATAGAATGTGTTGCCCTAATTGGGTTAATATCCAATCCCCCTCTTCGTGTATAAAGACATGATACCATTAGTTCTTCTGGTTTAAATGCTTCAGATAAATGAGCAAATATCATTTCACAAATTTCTTCATGAAAATGAGAAACTGTTCTATGAGATACTATGTACCGGGCTAATGATTCCGCTGTAGGAACATTATTACCTTTAATGTTAATGTATACATCCCCCCAATCTGGTTGGTTTGTAACTCTACAATTTGATCTTAATAAATTTGATGAGAATTTAATATTACCTGGTTTCCCTGTGCCTTCTAATTGAGTTGCATCTGATTGAAATGATGTAAAGTCAATTTCGTCTAGATTAGCTACTTCGGCTACATCTTTGTAGCCTTCAAAAGAGAGTGCTGGTACTTCATCAGAAGTTGAATAAAATGAAACTATGGTATCTGTTTCTAATAATTCATCTAAATCTCTTTTAACTCTAGCTTGGATACCTTTGATACAGTCTCTTGCCGAAATTCCAATTTTAGTCATATTAAATGAATTTAAATATAACTTTATAGATTTAGATTCTACGTGGTTTTCTGAATCTGAAGGGCATACAATTTTTAGCATTCCTGCTACCGGTTGACCTTTAGATGTAATTGCTGATACTTCGTATGCATTCCATACATCTACACCAACAAATTCTTTTCCTGTTAATCCATAACCTTCTCGGTTTAAATAACGGGGGATTTTAACTAGTAGTTCAGGATTGTATTGATCTGAATATCCATCTCCTCCTACTTTCCCTAAATGTTTGCTAGCTAAAGCAATTACTTCTTCGTAATTTTTAACGTTTGACATATCTATTTTTTTCTATTATTAAACTTGCAATTGCATATCTCTCTTTACTATACTTTCTCATTTCACTCATACCATTCATCTTAGGTATTTCCAAATCTTGTGGGCCCCATAGCCTTAAAACTTCCTTTTCAATATCATCCACTTTACCGGAAGGTAACATTGCGCTGGTATTTACCTTAATTTCATCGTAGTACCCAAACATAGTATCTTTTATATATTCTTTCTCTTTTCCTTCTTTAAAAATAGCATGGTTATAAAGTATCCTATCGTAAGTTTCATAAAAGGCTGTTTGTCCTATTTTTACCACCTCTAATGTATACTCTTCAAAATATTTTCTGAATGTCATTAAGTATATCTTTGAAGCCCAGAGGGGTACTTTTTTCCATAGCTCAATCTGTGAATTCCTTTTTTGCAATAAACCCGGTTCTAGTTGTGTAAACATCCTATTTTAATTTATAAAATTTAAGATTTGATTAACTCTTTGTAATGGTGACCCTGTTACGGTCAGGTGGGGGGTTTTTAAATCGTTTAATAGTTTATTAAAGGTATTGTCCACATCTTTTCTCCACCCTTCATTAACGCTTCTTACTCCGTCATCGACAGATTCAAATTCAATAGGAAAATAAATATAATGTGTATATTCGCTTTGGATTCTGTTCCAAGTAGATTCTATGTACCTATTTGCTTCTTTGGAACAGTTAGGCATTAAAGAACTATACACTACTAAATCCATATAACATCTATCTAAAAGTAGATTATTAGGTTTTAATAGGGCTTCTAAATGAAATGAACTAATAGCTAATTGAGTTTCAGAAGTTCCTTTTTCGTTAATAGGGAATCCGTAACTTTTAACTGTTCTAGTCGATTCATTAATAAATTTATATTCTGGTAGTTTATTTAATAGTAATTCGTAGACTGTGGTTTTACCCGTACTACTCGCTCCAACTAATGCAACTCTTTTTATCATTTTTATAACCTATTACTTCTTATTAAAGATACGAATATTTTCCTTACTATACAACTGGTGCAATAGTTAATTTTAACCCATCTAAATCTTCGGTTACCGGTATTTGACAGGTGAGTCTGCTGTTGGGGTTCCTTATCATATATACGTCTTCTAGCATAGAATCTTCTTCATCAGTCATTTCTGGTAGTATGTGGTCTGATTCTATATAACATTGACAGGTAGCGCACATTGCCATTCCCCCACATATGGCTTCTATTGGGAACTCATTAAGTTTTAGAGCTTCCATCATATTCATATTCATATCAGTAGGGGCAGTCACTTTATGTTCTATTCCTTCTCTGTCTATTACTGTAAAGGTAATGTCTGTCACTATACTGCTTTGCTTTTAAAAAACTGTACCCAAAGGTATAAACTCCTATCCCTTAAGACATCAAATAAATCATCTAAACTTTCTACTGTATGTGTATTAAATCTTTCGAAAGATTCTACACTACCTTCATCTACTCCAGGTGTTACTTTATGAATTACACATCCCGCAGTTTCGTAGATACCTTTCTGGATGCCTTTGTAGGTCCTAACTTGAGGATCTTTTCCTTTAAGTTCCGGATAATCTACTATTAGTCCAGGGTGACCATTATAAATTGAATACGATTTGCATATCCCTTCAGGCATTATTCTTAACCAACCATGTAAGCTTATTATGGGGTTTTTGTATGGTCTTAAAATAAGTTTAAGTTCCTCAGTAGTAGGTTTATTCTCTACAAATACTACTTTACCTTCTAACTCAGGATTAATAGTTCTAAGTTCTTTCGGTCTTTTATTTGTTACTATTAAATCCGGCCACCTATTTAAAGCTTTGGCTAAATCCACTATCTCAGTACCTGTTTGTGAAAAAAAAACTATCCAAAATCTTTTTGGAATATTATTCATTTTTATCCTTTCTATTTAAGTTATTATACCTTTTCCTGATACTTTATCGAAAATTCCGTAAATCACCATAATTTTTTTAACACTTTAGTCTCTAGTACCGATGGGTATTTATACCTACTGTTTGTTATATAGTAAGTTACTTCTTGTTTATTATTTAATTTTTCAATTTTAATTTCCTGGATGGTGCCAGTTTCAGTCGCACCAGCAAAAGAAAAATCTACCTTATCTCCTTTTTTATACTTTGCTCTTGTTGCCATTTCTTCTTCCTATTATACGTGCTATTTGGTCTAAATTTATCCCCCACTGTTTACAAACTTTAGTTCTTTCCCCGTACCTATCTACAAATTCTTCTTGTAGGAATTTAACCTGGTATTCTGTTAGTTTGCACAAGGATCTTGATATCTTATTTTTTACCTGTTGCGATTTGGGTTTCCGAAGTTCTTTACGTCTATTTTCGGTCAGGTTTAATTTCTTTCCTTTATTATATCCGGGTTTTCCTTTTCTCCTTTCCGAGAGATTCTTTTTTGTTTCTTCCGTATGTACTTTTCCTAGGAACGTTCCAGGTTCTGTCTTAAACCTTAAAATTGCTGCTTTTGACATTTTCTTTATTGTTTCCTGGGTTTTTTTATAACTCTTCTTTTCTTTATGTTTCTCTTTTCTTTCTTCTGTCCAAGGGGTGCCTCCTCCTGCTCCGCCAGGTTTAAGGTTATAACATTCTGGGGTATTTATTAACTCTTCAGTTATTATTCCTCTTTCCCATTCTAAAGCTTCTGCAAAAGTTTCAAAATCTAATAAATCGATTCTCACGAAGTTACCTTTGCCGTACCTGTCTACTGCTTTCTTAAGCCTTAGGCCAGAACCTAAATACGGATCGTTTTCCTTTCTTAAAGTCCGTACACCGTAATAAAAGTGTCCATTTACTTTGTTTTCAGTTCTATATCCAACTATTTTCATATTATACTTTTATATAAATAGTCTTGAGGAAGAGAACACCCTAATAGGGACTACCCATTCCAGGCTTTTCTAAAAGACTTAATGTTCTCTAGTACAGATTCAATAGGAATAGTACTAATATTTGTGTCGATAAGTGTGTGCAGTTTAACTGAAGGTTTATCCCATGTTAACCCTCCGTATTCACCTACTTTCATTCCATATACTACAGGGTTCGAAGTATCCATCGAATATATCCAGTTATAGTCTGAGTCCTTATAGAACTGACCTTCCCAATATAGTGAGCTTCCTAATAGATGGTGAGGTTTATTTACGTTTATTATACCGTCTCTTAATAGGTCTCCTAAAAGTTTAACTCTTCCTAACATCCAACTTACGTACTTGTTAGGATGAGGGACAGATACGGTATAGTAAGAGTAATCAAAGGATATAGCTATCATATCAACTCCACTTATCTTATCCATATAATCATAACAGGCTTTTATTTGCTCATATGTTTTACCTTGAACTACTCCAATTTTCTTTCCCGGTACATCTTTCTGTCGTAAGTTCCAACCAGCCATATTAGACATCGTTCTTTTTGCATCTTCCAATGCATCGGGAACTATATACCATTCCGGCTTTAAATGTTTAACCCATTTTACGAATCCTTCTTCATTGAATGCTTCTTCTAATTCAAATATAGAATTATCCAATATAACTTCACGGCCGTTTGCTACTGCTTCTTCGAACTGTGCTAAGTATTGAGTATCTTCTTCGAAAAGGTGCACGAGAGCATAACTATAATCAGTTACACTTTCTACTAGCTGGGAGATACTCTTCGGGGATTCATGTGCTATTTTAATCATCTAAGTTCTCTAATTTTGATAATTCCTCTACAGCTTCATTCATTTCTAACATAGATTTTTGAATCAAACTCATAACACTCTCTAGTTCAGTTACTGTATTTGCACTTACAGACTCTAGGGCTTCGGCGACAGCTGCTTTTGCAACAGAAAGAGGAACAGTCTCTAACTTTAAGTCGTGATTAAAAATTTTATGTTCGTCTAAATTAATCATTGAAAAATTGTTTAAGGTTAGGTCTATAGTAGTTAATAGACTTCATTACTTTTTTATCTCTTGATCTATAGACAATATACCTTCCTTCCGCAATTTTCTCAAAATGGCAGGCCTCACCTTGTTCCTTACTTCTTTTGCTGACGGTAAGTATGGCTTCTTCCTCAGTTGTACAAGCTTTTGACATATTACTTCCTTGTACTTCTTGATATGCTGGCCATATCTTATCTTTAAGGCCGTGTAGCATAACACCGTTCCCAAGGGAAACATAAGTAATATCGCAAAGAGCGTCCAAAACTTCCACGATGTCTCCGTTTTCGCAAGCTTGTTTATATTCCTCAAGTTCTTCGAGGATAAAGTCATAGACAAATTGCCATTCTTTTTTTTCGGGGATAATGGGTTCATAGTTGTTGGGTTTTCCAAATGTAGCGTTAAATATCTCTACTTCGTTAACGAAAGGTACACTCATAGGAGCTTTACTACCTTTATTTTCGTTAAATAAATTTAATTGCATATAACTTTTATTTTTTATTAATATAAGAAATAGGTCCCGAAGGACCTACTGTTTTTTAAATGACTTTTATAATTCTAGATTCTGTAAGGCTTATAATCTTAAATCCTGTTTCACCTTCAGTTTCTAACGCTTTATAGGTCTTAGCTTCTGCCTCTGTTCCTGTTAAAGCATCTACTAGGTATACTTCTTTAATTTTTTGAATCCTACCTCTGTCATTTTCTCTTTCGAATTGAGCGGTTACTTGCCAATACTGTGTCATTTCTGTTTTTTATTTAATTGATAATTCTATGTTTTTGTAAAACTCTGCTTTGGCCGAGTCTTCATGTAAAAATGCACCGGACAGTTTAGCTGTCTGCATAGCGGCTCCTTGATGTTTTACTCCTCTACAGGATACACAAGCATGAGTTGCATTAATCATAACAGCTACTCCTTGATTTCCTTCACAAATCTTATTAACTGCATTCCAGATTGCTACTGTTAATTGCTCTTGTATAGCACCTCTTCTGCTGAATTGTTCAACAATCCTATTAAGTTTAGATAACCCCACTACTTTTCCGTCTTCTGAAGCAATATAAGCAATACTCACTTCTCCTCTGATTTGCTGGTGATGGTGAGAACACATTGATGTTACAGGTATTCTACTTTCTTGAACGATTCCATCATATCCATCCGAAGGGAAAGCAGTAACCCTATCTAAAGGGGAGTATCTTCCTGCCCATAAATCATTTACGTACGCTTTAGCTACTCTCATTGGAGTATCGGAAGAATTAGGATCTGCTTTATAATCTACCCCTAAAGCTGTAAGGAAATCTGCAAATGCTGTAGATGCATTTACAATAATAGTACTTTTTTCAATTTCGGTAAGGGTAGCTTCTGGGCCGTCTTTTAGCTGTTTAGCTGCTAACTGTGTTGAGATTCCGTTTGCAAATCCTGCTTGAACTAATTCAGTTCCGGTAATAAACTTTTTTGACATTCTTATAACTTTTGTTTATATTTAAATATATGAATTACTTTTCTATATAACAAGATAATCTTGTACTGTTTTTGAACTTTTTTCTTCCCACGGGTACACCAGCCAGTCTCCATGTTTAATATGCTCACCAAAATAATCAGGGACTATTGAGGACATATCTCTGTATGCTAGTGTTGCGGTGATAAAAGTTAGAGGAAGTATTTCCTCTAATGTCTTTCCGGTATCTGCTATATCGTCTAAGACTATAATTTTCTTACGAGAAAATCTCGGTAAATTTTTTGCTTGGCTAAAATCCATGTACGGTATTCCGTATCGATGTGAGAACATTATTGCAGGGATTAGTCCTCCTCTAGGTATTCCAGTAACTGCATAAATATCTAGGTTATCACCCTGTAACTTGTCTGCGATTGTATTGAGTTGATGAGACACCCATTCCCAATCTAAAAAAACCTTTTCCGCCATAACTTAATTTAAGTTTTAAATATTTGTTTTTTACCACCTTCGTATACGTAAGCGTGGTTATTTTCTATAAGAAGATTATTCAAGGAACTATTTTCTCCTTCGATAAAAATCTCAGCTAGCACCCTACCGAACTTTCCTTTCCCATAAGATTGAAGAGTAAATTTTCCGTCATTCTTTTCCATGTATTTTTTTGTAAAGGCTGTTGCTGCTTTTCCTTTTTTCTTTTCTTCTAGATCTCTTGTTCTGCTTTCCCAAGTATCAACGCCTTTAAGCCGTAATCTTGCTTTTACCCAGGTATCAAATCCTAAATCGATCATACAGTCTACTGTATCTCCGTCTACTACCCTTATTAATTTTGCTCCGTACTTATACACTGTATTCCTTCTTAATCCTTAAAAATGTGATAATTCTAAAACTCCTGTTTTCCAAGTTAATGTAGTTAAAGGCTGTTGATCTGCTTCTGTTGCAAATTCAATTGTTTTATGTCTTTGCGCTACAGTATTACAGAAATCTAATAATTCCTGTACAGTTACATACTCTTCTTCAGCCACTTTCCAAGGATCTTCTGATATAAGGTAAATGTAGGGGTAGTTTCCTTCTTTATAGTCCCATACTGGACTTCCGTTAATGGTAATTACGTTTGACATTTTGTCAATACTTTGATTTAAAATCTGGTCTAGTGTCATTTTTAATTTATAAATTTAAGTCCAAAAAACTCGTAGTTCCTATGAACATACTCTTCTTCCCCGGCTTCTATTGCTTCTTCTTCTGTATCAAATATTGCAGAAACTGGGCATTCAGGTAAGCATGCCCCACAGTCTATGCATTCATCTGGGTTGATATATAACATTTTTCCTTGTAGTTCGTCTTTGGACATTCCAAATACCTCTGCTCCGGCTCCAGTAATGTCTATTGGACCATGAATACAGTCTACTGGACATACATTAACGCAGGCAGTATCACATGTACTAACACAAGGGCTACCTATTATATAGCTCATTATCTTTAAATTAAATTTTTACTACTTAGACGCATCTTGCATCTTGAAAGGCGATTATATGCGGTCTCCAAGTCATTCTGTATCCATTATCTCTCACCCAATCAAATAGTAGTGGATATGATATAAATAGAGCTTCCCTACTATCACCAGCCGGCATAAACCAAACTTTATCCTGGGGTATTTCTAATGTTTTAATGCAATCTAATATTTCTTCCAATGCTCCTTGGTCTTTTCCGTCCCAGACCGGTTTTAAGTGGTAGTTTTTATGAAATAATATACTCTTTTTTATTGCATCATAGTTAAGCCTAAACTTATTATGCTGTTTAATCATTCTCTCATCAGTCACTTTACCTTCTGGGGTGAGTACACCGAGGACAGGGATAGAGTTGCTAAACTTAGGAGATATCGAAAGTAGATCGATAGGGTAATCAGTTTCCAGGTAATGGGACCCTTCGTTTTCCATTGTTATAAAAATACCCCTTTCATGTGCAAAGTGGGTTAATTCGTTTACTAACTTTGGATGCATTGTAGGGGCTCCCCCCGTCAACATCATTTCAGTAATATGAGGGTTATTCTTATACGCTTGAATTATATCATTAAAGTTAAATTTTCCTTTCTCTGGGTGTATTGAAGTGTACCAGCTATCACACCAGCCTCCTTCTCCGAAATAACACCTATGGGTACACCCTGTAGTTCTAATAACTACTGTTGGATACCCTGCTCTTGAACCTTCTGATTGTACTGCTGTATAAATCTCAACAATAGGTAAAATTCTACTATAATCTTCTATTCTACCTAAGCTCATACGATGCTGCGTTTTTAGCGTGTTCTCTAAATTCAACTTTTGTTACTTTAACTCTTCCTTCGGTCTCTTCTAGTATAAACGGGGATACTTTATCAAATATAAATTTTGCAAAGCTTTCTGCTCCTGTTGCCGGTACAACTCTTACTTGAGATACACCTGCTTGTTCCATTTTTAAAAAAGAGTCTTTAAAGGGATCATCTTCTGCTACTATATGAGTATGATCAAACATATAATCCATCCAATCTTTAGGGGACATACCGTCTATAGTTCCTTTAGCTCTTTTCATTCCGCCAAAATCCCAAACCCAATTACGTTCATCTAATTCCCCTTCAAACCATAGTTGAAATGAAATTCCATAGCCATGTAAAAAACGGCAATGAGTTGTTTCTGCTCTCCATTGACGAAATACAGTAGAGTACCCGTCAAATACTTTTGTTGATGTAAATTTACCCATTTCTTTTATTTAAACTAATTCTTCGTATACTCCTACTGTTTCTGATATTACTAGCACTATTGCTGCTGCTCCAAAATCAAAAGGTATCAATATATAACCTAATATACGAATACCTGATTTAATAAATGACACTATCTGATGTTTTTTTGCATCAGGGTGGTTCATTGGGTTTAAGTGTGGTAATAGTGGGGTTTGTAGATTGTAAGGGTACTCTTCCTGTTCCGCCTTCAAAAATGAATGTCTCAGGTCTGCTTTGTAAAGTTCCTGTTCTAGGACTTCTTTTTCTACTTGGTTTTGTCTAAGGTTTGCCATTTTTTGTTTTTAGAGTGGGGCTACGACACTTGTGTCTTATAATTCAATATAAGAAATATAAATTACTTATGCAACTATTTTTAAAAGTTTTTATAATTAAAAGGGTCTCTTTTTTTAAGTTCAGCTATTTTCTTTCTATACTCTCTTTCTTTTCTCCAATTCCAAATTTTAGCTTTAATCCAATTTATTACTTTCATATCTTCTTGATTAAAAAATTATTTATTACCAGGTAGTTTATTTCTGAATCTATAAATCTCTCTATGGCTTGTTTAGGTGACATAGTGATTGTCTGGTCCTTTAAATTAAAAGAAGTATTTAACAGTACTCCTGCTCCTGTTACTCTTTTCATTTCCGATAGTAGATTATAATATTTTTCATTTTGCTTTTTACTTACTGTCTGTACTCTGCAAGTTTTATTTATATGGGTGGCAGCGGGGAAGGGGATTACATTGTGTGATGTTCTAGCAAAAGAGACTACGTTCATATAAGGGACTGGTTCTGTTGTCCCGAACCATTTATTTCCGTCTTCCTCTAATACTGAAGGTGCAAATGGTCTAAAACCTTCTCTTTTTTTAATTACATAATTAAGCTTTTCTCTCATTTTAGGATTTGCAGGAGAAGCTAATATAGATCTATTTCCTAATGCTCTTGCTCCAAATTCCATTTGACCTTGAAACCATGCTACTATATTTTGTGCAATTAAAAGTTCAGCTGTTTTTTTAATAATCTTTTCATCCGTAAGATGAAATGAAAGTACCCTATCTTCATATTTTCTAAGTTCTCTCTTTACCTCCGTGTCTGTGTACTCTGGGCCTAAGTAAGGGGATGAGTTCTCTTGGCTCTTTCCTTCATATTGGTAGAGACACGCTCCTATGGCTGAACCTGCATCAGAGGGTGCAAATGGTATATGTAAATGTTTAAAGTATTTATATGCTTTAAAGTTTGCTACTCCATTATAAGCACATCCTCCTCCTATACATAAATTTTCAGATCCTGTGATAAGTTTAGCTTTTTCTACTAATACAAGAAATCTCTCTTCATATACCTCTTGCAAAGCTGCTGCTAAGTTTTGATGTTCATGGGTTATAGGTTCTTCCGGCAGACGGGGGGGAATGCCCAGTAACCGGCATAGATTTTTATTAAACATTATTTTATCTGAGTATTCCCATGTAAAATACTTCTGATCTATCCAGAATTTATTATCTGTAGTGAAAAAGATACTTTTAAGCTTGTCTTTAAATTGACTTGAATCTCCATATGGTGCAAGACCCATTACCTTATACTCTCCTTCATTAGGTTTGAATCCCAAGTAGGCTGTAAAGGTTGAGTAAAACATTCCTAGAGAATTAGGGAAATTAATTGATAAATGGTTGTAAATTCTATCCCCTCTACCTTCAGCGATTGTTGCTGTAGCCCATTCCCCTACTCCGTCTATTGTTAATATTGCAGAGGTTTGAAAATTTGAGGTATAATAGGTGAAAGCTGCATGGGAGAGGTGATGATCGGTATATGAAATTTTACCGGTATATCCGATATTCTGTAAAAGGGTTTTTGGTGAATTGGCTTCTTGTTCTTTAAGAAATTTACGTTTTTGAAAAAATGTACTAATTGGTCTTTTTTTAAACGTAGTAACTACCCTATTTTTCTTTTTATCTGGGTTTTCATACCAACAAACTTCATCTATGTCTGTTAGTTTTATTCCTGATTCTTTAAGTAACCATTTAATTGAGTTGATCGGGAAGGAAGCATCATGTTTTATTTCTGTAAACCTTTCTTCTTCTACAGCATATAGAACTTTACCGTCTTTAACCAGACAGGCTGCTGAATTGTGATAAAAAGCAGATATACCTAATTGTATCATAACTTTTATTTTTGTTTCTATAGAAAATAGTATTTATTTCTATATTAAACTATTTTTATTGATTTACTTTCAACTAATATCTTAATTTTAGTTGATACCATTTCTATGTCTTTAGCAGTTACCTTATAAGTCTTAAAAATGGTTTTTTGTTCTCTGTAATCTATCCCGTTTAAAGTAAGAATAACCTTAATTAGTTTTTCTTTTTCTTTTTTGGTAAGAGAAGATATAGATGATGAGTTATTACCTCCTTTTTTTATCTTCTCTAGTATGTAATATACATCTTGCCATATGAAATCATTATCATTCCATGTAAAATCAGCATTACCCCATGTATAAGGTATTTTCATATACTATACTTTAGACCATTGAAATATATCCAATACCTGCACCAGTGATTGCACTAATAGCCGTAGTATTAAATTCTAGGTTGCTAAAAGCACCAATGTGGGTTCTACCAATCTGGTCACCAATTGCTGCTGTACCAACCATACTTAATTGTATACTTTCTGGGGAACGGTACCTAATTGGGGTTTCAATAGCTCCAATACCTTGTTGTCTGTAAGTTACCATAAGTATTTTCGCTGGTACACCGCTTCCAAATGAAACCCAATTCCCAGCTGTTGGGGTTGTTGATGATAATAATAATGTTTGAATTGATTTCAAGTAAGTAACCGCTGATGCAGAACCTGCTAATGCTGCAACTGCTACTGTAGATGTAAATATAGCTGCTTTGGCTATTGAACTACCAAACAGAGATCCTAGTAAAGTATTGTTAGAAACATAGCTTGCCATTGCTGGTGCTGAATTTACTATTAATCCAATTGCTACTGCGTTTCCTATTGCTACATTAATATTTGAATGTCCTCCAAGTGCTATAAGTGCTGCTGTATTAGCAACAAATCCTGTCATAATAAGACTATTCCCAGCTACAATACTAAAGTTTGCACTTGTAGCAAGGGTAAGCATCGCATCTGAACTAGTTGCTAGTACTTCTGATGCTCCTGCGTTTGCATTTACTAGTGTTAAAGCTGATGCTTTAGCTATGATTTGAGCAAAGGTTGACATTATTAAAGTTATTCCTGCAAGATTATAAGTTATTGCAAAAGCATTGTCTTCATAATAAGGACTTCCTTTAAATTCTCCCCATCTGGTAGCATTCGCATTAATAGCATTAATTGAAGTTGTTTTATTAGACACCGATGTCATTGCATTTTCGGAATTAAAAATAATATCTCTTATTCCTACTGTAGAGGTTGCACCAACTAAAATTCCAACTGATATTGTATTAGACGATAGTATAGGCATTCCTACAGAGTCGTTAATAGCAAGTGTTAAATTAGCGTGAGTAGATAATGCTGTTACTCCTGATGAATTGCCAGCAAGTGCTGTCATTATTACTGCATTACTTTTTATAAGTGTAAAGTTTGTACCTGTAGCTATATTAACCATTGCAGTATTATTGCTTGCCAATGCAGCCATAATAACAGTATTACCTGTTACGATAGAAAGATTAGCGCTTGCACCCAATGTTAGCATTGCATCACTACTTGAAGCTAATGCTTCTGATGCGCTTTCATTTGCATTAACTGCCCCTATTGCAACAGCGTCATTTATAATATCGTCAATTGTTGCAAAAGATAAAGGGTTAATTCCTGCTAGGTTTGCTATTGTATTTTTTAAATTTGCCACAAAGAAGGCACTGCCTTTATAGGAAGCTCTTGCAACACTATTAGCATATATCGTATCTACTGCTATCTTACTATTGGAAATAGCAGCTACAGCCAATGACTTTGAAGATAATTCAAACATAGCTATTGTACTATTAGCAATAGCCGTCATACTTCTTTGAGAAAACGTGATATAGCTTAAAGCACTTGCATTTGTAGCTACAAGCTCCATACCTATACTATTGACTGATGTTCTTAAAACTAAATCATCATCTTCTATGATAGCTCTAATTGCATTAGTACTACCTATAATTTGTGCCATTGCAACAGGGTCAGCAAATACATAAGTTCTATCAGGATATGCTACTAAATCTAATTCTGCAAAAACTGCGGCTGCATAACCAAGATTATCTACAGCATAAGGACTTTGTAAGTATATGTCCCACGCTACCTGATTGTTTATGATTTTAGTTAGGGTTGGCAAGTTAAGCGTCACATTTAGCATTGCTACAGGACTTGCAGACATTGCTTGTGCGGCTGTAGAGTTATTTATGCTAGCTGCTCCAAAAACAGAATCCGTTGCTATTGGGCTTGCAATAATAGCAGTGATTGCTAATTGGTTTGCCGCTAAACTCTTTGTTTCACTTCGCATCGAAAGAGCTTCCTCAAAACCTACCCTTGTTCCTGCATTGGATAACCTTGTATCTAATTCTGCACCTAATACCGTGCCTGATTTTACTGCTGTTAACAGTCTTCTTGTTGATAATTGCATAAATTTTATTTTAATTTGGTTTTTCTACTTTGTTACAAAAAAAGATGTTAATCTACTTGTTTCATCTTCATCAAGTTCATCTCTAAAATTTCTATCGTCGGTTGCCCATGCAGATTGTAAATCAGGAGCTGCTACATTTAAAAGCCACTGTCCGAATGGGATGGATGTTACTGGATCTATTGCGGTAAAGCAGGTTTCGTCATCATCAGGCTCTAATGTTGTCCCTTCAAATATTAAAAGACCAATACCTTCTATAACTATTGAATCATCAGAGCTGGGTAAGGGTATAGAGGGTGTTCTTAAATTTCCTCTATTTTCATATATTAAAGTTTCAAGCTCTGTTTTACTTCTCTCTATTACTAAGGGAGTTCCACCTAAAAGTGAAACACCATTTACTGTACTTATGTTAACACCGTCTACAAGTGTTGCTTGTTTTGTAGCTGATTCTATAATCGCTGCATCACTTAATGGTTTATCAGCATCTGATGTGTTATCTACTAAATTTAATTCGGTATTGACCTTGTTAATAATATCAGCAAAGTTTGCTACGGATGAAGATACATTTAATTGTTGTTGTGCTACAGCGTTTGTTAATGCTGTAGTGGCGGATGTTAACCCAGCTACTTCTGTTTCTAAAGACATTTTGTTATTGGGTTATATAGTTTATAAAAATGGTTTGGGTATCTATAAGATTTGTTGCTACAGTAACCAGCGGTATTAAAGCAGCGTTTTGTGAGGCAGTAACGGCGGTTTCTATACGTCCATCTAAAGTAGAACTAATATCCCCAACTGTATCTAATAAATTTGTGGTTTGGGTGGTTAAATTTACAATTGATTCCTCTGTAGTCATAACTGTTGTTTTAAAATATACTTAGCGTATATATTCTGTGTTTGAATAAAATTAGCTGCTTCACTTATCCTAAGAGGGAGGGTAATCGAGCTTATAATTAAATTATTTCCTAAACCATCATATAATACACCGTCTACTGTCTGAACTAATCTAGGGTAGGTATCTTGTATTAATGTGTCTGTAAGATCATTACTCATTTATATTCTTTATTTCTTTTTCGGTTCTGTTAATTCTCGTATTACTTTTAATTTAAATTCTGATATTTTTGAAGTGGGTATTTTGTATTTGTTTGCAATTTCTTTTACTATCTCCTGTGATATGCGGTTTCTTACTTCAGGTTTAAATTCTTTTATTTTCTCTCCTGATAGTACCTTGCGGGCTTCTAGTACTGCCAAAGTCCAATTTTGGTTTTCTGCCTTATTGTCTGTATACTTCCTTTCAACTAATTTATTGGGTTTTTGAGCTATTTCTACTGTGACTTTCTTTTTACTAATTGGGGACTCTCTTTTATTTACTACCTCTACAGTAACTTTCTTACTAACTTCTAAGACAAATTCATCTTGGTAGGGTACAAAGTAGGTGTCTTCATCTACAATTACTTCTAGTTTTAATGTTCCTTTTAAGTGTTCCGGAAGTACTTTTAATTTTCCTAAATGGACTTTGCAGTTCCCTTCGGAGTCAATTATTCCGTTAAAAAGTAAACTTTGGTTGTTATTTTCCAATATTAAACGCGCTTTGGCGTTACTTAAGTCTGCTCCTTCAACCGCTATTTTACATTCAAAATCTTCCTCTTTATCTTTATATATTATATGCATAATACTATTTAGTTAACTTATTTAGTATAAATAGGAAGAAACTAATGTTATCTGTTTTTTAAAGGTATTTCAATGTTTAACTTATTGGATAAAATTAAATGTGGTCATGATAGGATTCGAACCTATGAATCTTCTCGTTATGAGCGAGCTGCCTTACCAAACTTAGCTACATGACCTAGCCTTTTTTAGAGTTTTGAAATAGAACTCAAGGACAGAACGACCTATAAACTATTTTGGAAGCGGATTAAGGACTCGAACCTCGCCTTGGGGTTATGAGCCCCTCATGCTACCAATTACACCAAACCGCAATATGCAGCTCCACGGAGAATCGAACTCCGAACTTCGCCGTGACAGGGCGACATTATAGCCGTTTAACTATGAAGCTAGGTATTGGTTGTTGAGGTACAACCAATAAAACCTTGAGTAAAACACCTACCTAGGGTAGATATCTCGTGGAGAAACCGAGGCTCGAACTCGGAACAGTAGAATGCAAATCTACTATGATAGCCAATTTCACCATATCCCCAAATTATTAAAAACTCTTTGTACAAATTTCAGTGTAATATCACGCTCTTAACGCTATGAACCTAATCACCAATACCTTTACAATAAACACAACTGCTGATACAGTCTATAGCTATCCACTTTCAATTGTGGTCTTTCTCGCCTTTTCTATCAGGGAATGCTTTCACTATGTCTATCTTTAAGCAAAGAATTTTTAATAAAAGTACTCCTGGAGGGTATCGATCCCTCTACTCTACCGTGAAAGGGTAGTGACTTAGCCAGTTGTCGACAGGAGCATTTGTAACTTTTGTAATATTCCCAGAGTTACCAACTGTACCAACCTACGATTTGGAGAGCATCCACGCCTATATGAGTGTACCCGAAGGTATTTGTTATTTCAACTCATATCTGTAATCTCTATCTTCGTTCCCTTGTACTTCGGGCTGTTCGAGCGAATAGAGAGAATCGAACTCTCGTCCTCTGGTTGGAAGCCAGACATAATAGCCACTATACTATATTCGCATTAAAAGTAAACATTGACCTCCCTCGGTGATATTATCGTTAAGCGAGGTTAATTTACTTTTGAGCCTCTACAAGGAATCGAACCCTGTTCCTCCGGGTACAAACCGGGCACATTACCATTTATGCTTTAGAGGCAAATATAAGAGAGCTTCGGGTCTTTCGAGGTTTCTAGAAATATCTGGGACTGGGGATAAACCTTTATCCTATTCCAGCTTGTCCTAGCTTCACTAACTCTCTTAATATTATAAGTTAGAATGGTGGTTTGAATACCTTTTAAGTTCTCCTTCGAACGTCTAACTTGTATTTTGTAGCCCTAGTTGGAATCGAACCAACCTTTGATAAGTTACTTACTCTAATGTTTTAACTTTTCTCTTCAAACTAGTATAAGAAGTGTTAAACCAAAAGCCGTAACGTTATCCCACTGATAGTAGTAGGAGCGATCCACTACTATATATAGGACCATTTTAATTTTGTAGCTATGTTAGGATTCGAACCTAATCCGGCTTTACAATTCTAAGTGAACTTATCGTTAAACTTAACCCTGGAGAGGTGCTATCAACCAATGATTTCACAGCTATAATTTTGCACTAACAGTAACTTAGCTTACCCTTATAAACCTGTTAACACTTCGGGATCCAACCGCTTTAATCTCAAGTCCAGTATCAGAACTATTCTAGGTAGTTTATTGATTAATAACCTTTAATATATTTGCCCACTACTTCCTAATTAGAGTGATAAGTCATAATTAGTACTCGAACAGTTTTTGTACTCATGGCAGGACTCGAACCTGCAAAAGACCGTTTCTAAGACGGCCGTGTATACCATTCCACCACACGAGCAATTTATCCAATATGTCAATGAACCTATCTTTATTATATATAAATATACGAACTATTTACTGTATATCCTAATTTTTTTATGTTTATTTTTGAGAGTAAGGTAGGAATCGAACCTACTCTATTGGTTTTGCAAACCAACTGTTCTCCAAGAACAACTCACTCATCTACCTAGAATAATAGGTAAGGTTTCCACTCTTCAGGTATAAAACTTGTTTTCTTTAATAACATTAAGTAGTGTGGTCTTTTTGGTTTAGGTATTTCCCTACCGTATTCTTTTAATGTTAAATTTGCTTTTTCGTTATTACAAACTTTACAAGCAGTTACTAAGTTATCCCAAGTGTTTGGTCCTCCTTTTGATTGTGGTACTACGTGATCTAATGTAAGTGTTTTTCTGTTATTACAACCGCAGTATACGCATTCATGTCCATCTCTTTTAAATACATTATCTCTTGTTAGAGCTACTTTCTGGTATTCTAGTTTTACATAAGTGTAGACTCTAATAACAGATGGTTTAAAAATTTCTAGTTTGGGGTTTACAACTCCAAATGTTTCAGGGTGTTCAACTACTACATCAGCATTACCTTTATACGAAATCACGAAAGCTCTTTCGGTAGTAATGATGCTTCTTGCAATGTAGCTTGAATCAACCACTAGTGTTTTGTCATAACGATTTTTCATGAGTTAATAATTAAGTTAATGTTTGCGCAACCCCAAGGAATCGAACCTTGTCCTATAGTTTTGGAGACTATTTGGCTACCTTAGCCCGAGAAGCATTTTGTTTGAACCTCCACCAAGAATCGAACTTGGATCTAAACTTTAGAAGAGTTTTGTTATGTCCATTTAACTATGGAGGTAGTTGAGGCTTTAGAGAGATTCGAACTCCCATTTTTCGGTTCGTAGCCGAAGGTTCTGTCCATTAAACTATAAAGCCATTTGAAGGATTTTTTAAAGCAAAAAACCAATCTTAAAAACTGCGAGGAGATTTTAGATATCATTTAGGACTCTCTAGCTCTTCCTTATTGTACCCATAGTAGGATTCGAACCTACAGCTTACAGGGCTTAAACCTGTTGTGTTTACCGTTTCACCATATGGGCATTTTTTTTCATTTCACGAGTCTTCCTAAGACTTTCTCTTATCTTTTTTTTAGTTTCCTCACTCCTTGGTTTTCCGTATTGTGAGTTTTTATTCCCACACCCCTGTCCTATTTTAGCTTTTTTCATCTTAAGTATAGTCTCTTTCGAGTGTTTTTTTCCTAGAAAAGAGTTATGAATATGTCCGCTTTTTTTTAGACCTCTTTTTATTTTTTTAGAGATAGTGTCTTTGTCCTGCTGTGTTAGATTTTTTACCCACTCTTTTTTTGTATCTTTAAGTTTTAGTATATATGCCTCTCTCCAATCTACGTCCTGTTGTAATTTCTGTTTTCTAATCTCATTTGCACACCTAGAAGTTTCTATACTAAATCCATTTCCTCCTGTTATTAAGTTTAAGCAGTTTACACTGTTTAGATCCTGTTCTGTTATTAACTGCATTTCAGCTTGAACTAGGTCTTCTCTTGAATTAAAATACTTAATTATCTCAACCTTAAAATTGTCTCTACCGTACTTAGTTACTTCGTAGCGTAGTCTTGTACCGCTTCCTAAATATCCGTCATCGATACGGTTAGTTGAATGCATTCCTAGGTAATATCTACTGTTTATTATATTTGTTGTTTTATAAGTAAAGTGGTATTTCTTCTTTTTTGAATAGTTAGCCATTTATGTTTGTTTATTATAAATAGCTAACTGTTTCAAAAAGTATACCGGGTGTAAGGAAGGTATCGATCCTTCGTCTTTTGATTCACAGTCAAACATTCTACCATTGAACTACAAACACCATGTTTGTAAGGCTCCCACTTTCCTTACGTGTCAGTCTATAGTTGTCTCTTACGAGGTGCGGGTGACTGAATTATCCTCCACATATTTCTATGTTTGAACCCGAGCGGTTTTAAATATAGTACCAATAGATGGAATCGAACCATCAACCTACTCCGTATGAAAGAGCCGCTCTACCATTGAGCTATATTAGTATTTTGAGGAAGAAATCGGAATCGAACCGAATGCCTTTTATAGCACGATTATCTTAGCAGGATACCCTAATCACCATCATAGTTTATCTTCCTTTTGTCGGAATGGTAGGTTACGATCCTACTACCTTTCGCGTATCAGGCGAACGCTCTACCGATTGAGCTACACTCCGTGGGTCTTTTTAGAGTTTTTGATACAATCACTAGAACTCAAGGGCAGGACTTCCTATAAACTAATTGGAGGGTTGGGTGGGGGTCGAACCCACGGAATCTTTTACTTAACAGGCAAATGCTTTACCACTTAGCTACCAACCCTGGATTTAGTCTCTCCTATTAGTCACCCCTCTATAAGCTTCTCAGTTATGGTTCTGTGGGGTAGAAGCAACTAACTACGATGTAGTTGTTACGATTAAAGGACTCGAACCTTCATTGGGTATATCTACCGGTACTGCCAATGGAACAGTCAACGCACCTGCATCGTAATATAATGGTGGAATCTGAAGGAATCGAACCTTCTCCTCTAGTTCTTCAGACTAGCGTGCGAACCATCTACACAAAAATTCCATATCCCTTCGTTGCTACTTACACCTTCTAGCTAGTGTGCTTTCGCCCTTTCTCGTTTATTTTATATCGTCGTACTAATGGGGCTTACGCCACGATATTCACTATTCGTCCTAATCTCCAACCTTCTGTAATATCATCGCCTTTTTTAATCTTTTTGCTTTCAACTTCATTAGTTATCCAACATGTGCCGAATTGTGAATTCTGTTCAGGTGGTTTGTTTGATGCTGATTTACTCATTTTTAGCTTAGTCGCTTCTGTGTGTTTTTTTCCTATCCACTGTCCTATGTTAAAAGATGTTCGTTTTCCCTCTAGAAACTGTTTCTTCATGCATTCTGACATAACTTTGGTGAACCTTGCTCTAAATGCAGGGTCTTCTTTTCTTAATCTGGTTTTTTCTAAATTTCCTGCTATTGAACCTCTTTTCTGTACTTCTGTTGAAAAGCCTCCTTTACCCCCTACTTTCAAATTCATACATTCTTTCTTAGCAATTTCTTGAAGAGATACTATTTCTTTTTCTCTTGCTGCTAAGCCTTCTCTTGAATTTAAAAATTCTAAGATCTCAACTGAATGATTTTCTTTTCCATGTTTATTTATAGATCTTTTTAAATACGTTCCAGATCCTAAATACCCATCATTCAAATCATCCGTTGAATGCATTCCTATATAATATCTTCCGCTTAGTGTATTTGTAGTTTTATAAATAAAATGGTACTTCTTTCTTGTACCGTATTCTTTCTTTGCCATAATGTACTTCCTTTCTAATAAATAGTAAGGAAATACAAAAACAGCTACCGGTGGGGCCAGGTGGATTCGAACCACTCCCTTGCGGACGAGATTTACAGTCTCGCTGTCGTATCCGAACGACTTTCTGTCCCCAATTGATTTTGTGATAGGACTTGAACCTATACGAAGACCTTGCGGTAACTTCAACCCTTAGAATGGGTCGTGTATCCCAATTTCACCACACAAAACAACTATCTTTAAGAAGACTGTAATCTCCAAACAAATAGACTAGTAAATGCAATTAACGATATTACAGTACCGTATTTATATACACCCAACTAATTTTGTACCTCGTAGTGGAATCGAACCACTGCCAATTGCATGTAAAACAATTACGCTTCCATTACGCCAACGAGGCAATTAGAGTTTTTGTATTATTAAAGCCAATACCCGGATTTCTCTAAACCTAACCACTTTGTACCCCTTGTAGGTAACGATCCTACTTCCCGATATTAAAAGTATCGTGCTTCACCTTAAAGCTTAAAGGGCAAACTTAAATAAAAGTTTTGTGGGTATAACACCCACCTACATTTAAATGATTTGATATCATTACATTTAAACCTGTTGTCGCAGTTACCTCTATGGCTAAGAGAGCTTATTATGATATTAAGCTTAATCTTTTATTTTATATGGTATGCCTACCATATTACTAATGGTCGGGTAGAGAAGAGTTGAACTTCCCGCCTCTCGGCTCCAAACCGAGCTTCTCACCCCGAGAATACTACCCGTATTATTGTTAGACTGGAGAGAATCGAACTCCCATTATTTGAGTCAAAGTCAAATGTAATAACCGTTATACCACAGTCTAAAATATAGGAGCCGGTCTCCTATGTCCTCTACCAAGCATATCAGCCGGACCGTTAGGCCAGCCTTCATATCAGGGTAGAATCTTTTGAGGAAGATGTGGGATTCGAACCCACGAATGCTTTAACACACCTCCAGTTTTCAAGACTGGTGCAATCGACCAACTCTGCCAACCTTCCTTATTATCCAATATGTCAATGAACTTTAATTTCTTATAATGTAAATATACGAACTGTATTTCACACCTCCTAATCTTTTATGTCAAGTTTTTAACTTCTTTTTTTAGCCTTTCATGGAAGGTTTTGTTTTTTTCGATAAAATATGTTTCCATGTCTCTACCTTTCCATCTTTCAGCTAACATTTTAAATACTTTAGTGTCTTTAAATTTTTCCATATCTCTAATTTCAATACGTAAATATACGAACTATATTTCACATCTCCTAATTTTTTTACACTTACTTTAATAAAAAAACCCGAATCTTTTGGATCCGGGTTTAGTTTTGGTTTGATATGTTTTATTCTATCAACTTATACTATTCCCGGATATGTATCTCGGCTGCTTATATTCATTATTGGCTAACATAAAATCTGTAATATCGCCACATACTGAACTCGCCCATATAATGGACTGTATCACTGTTTGTAAGAGTGAGTGTATGTTTGTAATAGTTTTCATTGTTTCTTTTTATCTTTAATAAATATACGAACTTTATCTTTTCAGTCCAACTTTATTTTAAATGTTTTTTATATAATAATTTCACCTTTCACACCAGGTACCATTTGTCTAATTTGTTCTTTACTATATTTTTTAGAGGTGGGGGTATTAGCTAGATTAAGATTACCTCCTACTGTTAGATCTTGGGGTAGGGAGGTTATTTGGGTATCCCTTAAATTAAGGTACTCTCCTACTTTTAAATCTTGGGGTAGGGTGGTTATTGGGGTATTATCTAAATAAAGATCACCTCCTACTGTTAAGCCTTGGGGGAGGGAGGTTATTTTGCTCTTATATAAATAAAGAGCACCTTTTACTTTTAAGCCTTGGGGGAGGGAGGTTATTGGAGTATTCTGTAAATCAAGATAACCTCCTACTTTTAAATTTTGAGGTAGGGAGGTGATTTTGCTCCCATATAAAACAAGATTACGTCCTACTGTTAAACCTTGAGGTAGGGAGGTTATTGGGGTACCGTATAAGTCAAGAGTACCTTTACCTCCATCCTTCATATATTGTTGTACTTTCTTTTGGGTAGCAATTATATAATTCTTAGAGCGTTCTTCTTTGGAACGTCTAGGGACTAATATTTTATTTTCTAATAGATCTATTAGTTTAATCATTATATATAAATTTCACCTTTTATACCAGTTACCATTTGTTTAATTTGTTCTTTAGAGTATTTTTTAGAGATGGGGGTAATTCTTAAATCAAGCCAACCTCCTACTGTTAAACCTTGGGGTAGGGTGGTTATTGGGGTATTAGTTAAATCAAGATTACGTCCTACTTTTAAATCTTGGGGTAGGGTGGTTATTGTGGTATTAGTTAAAACAAGATTACCTCCTACTGTTAAACCTCGGGGTAATGAGGTTATTGGAGTATTCTGTAAATCAAGATAACCTCCTACTGTTAAACCTTGAGGTAGGGTGGTTATTGGAGTATTTTCTAAATCAAGAGAACCCCCTACTGTTAAGTCTTTAGGTAATGCGGTGATAGGAGTATATGATAAATAAAGAGCACCTTTTACTTTTAAGCCTTGGGGTAGGGAGGTTATTTTAGTATTTCTTAAATAAAGAAAACCTCCTACTGTTAAATCTTGAGGTAGGGAGGTTATTGGGGTATTACTTAAATCAAGATCCCCTTTACTCCCATCTTTTATGTATTGTTGTACTTTCTTTTGCATAGCAATTAAAAAGTTCTTAGAACGTTCTTCAGGAGAACGTCTAGGGACTAAAATTTTATTTTCTAATAGATCTATTAATTTTATCATTATATAGTAATTTTACCTTTCACACCAGGTACCATTTGTTTAATTTGTTCTTTAGAGTATTTTTTAGAAATGGGGGTATTTTTTAAATAAAGAGAACCTCCTACTGTTAAGCCTTGCGGTAGGGTGGTTATTTTAGTATTAGATAAATAAATATAACCTCCTACTGTTAAACCTTGAGGTAGGGTGGTTATTGGGGTATTTCTTAAATCAAGATAACCTCCTACTGTTAAGCCTTGAGGTAGAGAGGTTATTTTGCTCCCATATAAATCAAGATTACCTCCTACTGTTAACTCTTGAGGGAGGGAGGTTATTGGTGTACCTGCTAAATAAAGATCACCTCCTACTGTTAAACCTTGAGGTAGGAAGGTTATTAGAGTATTTATTAAGTCAAGATAACCCCCTACTGTTAAACCTTGAGGTAGGGAGGTTATTGGTGTACCTGCTAAATCAAGATCACCTTTACTTCCATCCTTCATATACTGTTGAATCTTCTTTTGAGTAGCAATTAAAAAGTTCTTAGAACGTTCCTCAGGGGAGCGTCTAGGGACTAGGATTTTATTTTCTAATATGTCTAATAGTTTAATCATTATGAAATTCCTATAATATCAGTATATTCTTTTATATTACCCTTTGAAATTTGTTTATCTAACCCATCATACCCATCAATGTTCCCATTATCTAATACCGCCAAAGCAACAACTACTAAATTCTTCCAAGTTTTTGGAAATTTATCCTGAAGTTGGTTTATCATTTGCTGTGACTTTACTTTAACATAATAAAAAGTTACATTATTTGTATAGTAATAATCATTAAAGTGATCGGGGGCTTTATATGTTGTACACCATGAAGAATCTTTTCCATCATCCCCACAATCTCTAAATGCAAATTGGGATAATCCAAGTTTACGAGATGCTTCGTGGGTGTGGGGGGACATTATTAATAGATCTGAATTCTCTAATACAGTATCGTAGTCGGATTCAAGTTCTCGGGTAGATATGTTTTCTCCTGAGTTGTTTATTTGGCCAACTTCGTCTTGAAGGGCTTTAAATGATTTAATTTGGTAAATATCTTTGGTTTTTGTTTTACCTTTTTCTAAGAGTGTATTGAACTCTTCAATGGTGTTTCTTAAATCATCTATATCTGTAATTTGTTTTTCTGCCCATTGTTTTGCCATCCATCCTACATACTTACGTGTTGGGGAAGGGTCTATATCAGTTAATATTTTTAACTCCTCTTGGGTTAGTTTACCGGATTCAACATATTGTTTTGCCTGTCTTATGTTTTCTAATATTGAATGTTTATTCTCAATTAAGAGTTTTGAAAAATTAAATTTCATATTGTTGTTTTTTATATATAAATAGTACCTTTAACTCCCGGTACCATTTGTTTGATTTGTTCTTTACTATATTTTTTAGAGATGGGGGTATTAGTTAAATAAAGATTACCTCCTACTTTTAAATCTTGAGGTAGGGTGGTTATTGGAGTATTTTCTAAATCAAGAAAACCTCCTACTGTTAAACCTTGAGGTAGGGTGGTTATTGGGGTATTTTCTAAATAAATACCCTTTCCTACTGTTAGATCTTGGGGTAGAGAGGTTATTGGAGTATTTTTTAAATCAAGAGAACCTCCTACTGTTAAGTCTTTAGGTAATGAGGTGATAGGAGTATTTTTTAAATCAAGATCACCTTTACTCCCATCCTTCATGTATTGTTGGATTTTCTTTTGGGTAGCAATTAAATAATTCTTAGAGCGTTCTTCTTTGGAACGTCTAGGGACTAGTATTTTATTTTCTAAGAGATCTATTAATTTAATCATTATATATAAATTTTACCTTTCACACCAGGTACCATTTGTTTAATTTGTTCTTCATTATATTTTTTAGAGATGGGGGTATTTCTTAAATCAATATAACCTCCTACTGTTAAACCTTGAGGTAGGGAGGTTATTTTGCTCCCATATAAATTAAGAGAACCTCCTACTTTTAAATCTTGGGGTAGAGAGGTTATTGGGGTATTAGTTAAATCAAGAATACCTCCTACTGTTAAACCTTGAGGTAGGGAGGTTATTAGAGTATTTCTTAAATAAAGAAAACCTCCTACTGTTAAACCTTGAGGTAGGGAGGTTATTTTAGTCCCATATAAAATGAGATTACCTCCTACTTTCAAATCTTGAGGTAGGGAGGTTATTGGTGTATCTGCTAAATTAAGATTACCTTTACTTCCATCCTTCATGTATTGTTGGATTTTCTTTTGAGTAGCAATTAAATAATTCTTAGAACGTTCTTCAGGGGAACGTCTAGGGACTAGGATTTTATTTTCTAAGAGATCTATTAATTTTATCATTAAATTGTTAATGCCCTCTACTTTTTATATGTAAGTTGAGTGAGGTGGTCCATATATAAATATGACTATTAGTTTTTATCTTAATATAGTAGCTGTACAATCAACCGTACAATTAAGTCACCATGTTAGACACTACTATAAAAGATAATATAATTAATTTTTTTCTGTACTACTTACCGTGTTGAGCAAGTACTTCTTTAACTGCATCTCGGGCCACTTCCCAAGATACAGTACCAGATTCATCTTCATATTGCACAGGGTCAGGTCTACCAAGTTCAATAAATGCTTCAATACGTTCTACTGAAGAAGCTGATTTGTAATCGCTATTACCACTTGGGTAGGGTTTGTAAGAGGTGTTTGTACGTCTGTATACCTCATCAAATTCTAGTCCTAGTTCTTCACATAAAACTAAACCGTCTTTTAAAATATCTAATTTCATACCTTGTAAGTAAGGTGTAAAATAACCTACTCGTTCAGCATCCCAGTTACCTTCTCTAAAGGCTTTATCATCTGCATCTCTAAACTCCTGTCTGCAGTCTGGGTAAACTGAAAAATCTCCCGCATGAATTCCTAAAGCAATATCACAGGTTTCTCCTGTACGGTTTGCTATCGATAATGCTACTGCTTGGGTGATAGAAGCAAATATTTTATTACGGTTAGGAACAACAGTTTCTTTCATGTTGCTATTTTCATAATGTCCCTCCGGTACATCTTTACCTCCTTCTACTAAAGCTGAATCTAGTAAGTCTGCTAATCCGTCTAGTTTAATTTGACGGTAATTAATTGTATTGTAGTTTAACCCCACAATTGTGATTGTCCCTAATTGATCCTGTTCTATTCTTTCTACATTACCATTTAGATAGTTAACTAATGATTGAGCTCTTTCTAACTCTACTCTGTGTTTTTGACCGTAGTCGAATGAAATACCTGTTACAGTATCATATTCTTTTAATGCTCTAAGTAGTAAAGTGCTACTATCCATTCCTCCTGAAAGGCTAACCACGCAATGTTTTTTTGTTTTACTCATTTTATTTAAATTTATAACTGCCAGGTATTATTAAACGTATAGGCGAACGCTTCTTTATTTTCTATCCCTCAATGGTTGTCATTGACAACATCTCTTTTTGAATATCTTCCCAACGATCTGTATACTCTTTAAGAGTATAGCTTTTACTTTCCCCATTATTTAGTTTTTCGTTAGCCACTACTTTTAAAGCATGGTTAAAATTAGACGGATAACATACGGTTTTAATATACTCCGTACTTTTTTCTCCTTTAGTAACTCTTTCGTATACTGTATAACCTCCTGATTGAGATTTAGCAATAAAGAAAGGTTCCATTACTAGGTCTTGAATAAGTGTATCCCCGGCAGGGATTGAATTAGGTTTTCTTAACATATCTATAGCTTTTATTTATATTATTGTACGGATTTTTTAGCTGAGTATTAATTCTTTTAGGTCTTCTTTTGATAGAACCCCCACTTTTGTTAGTCTTGTTCCGTCCTCTCTAATCAATACGGTATGGGGTATGTTTCTAACTCTATATTTGGCTGCTAAACCATTAGTATCTGTTTCAATATCTACGGTTGTAAATTTTACTTGTCCTTCATATTCTTTTGCAACACTGTCAAAGATTGGTGCGTATGTTTTACAGGGTGCACACCAGGTGGCCCAGAACTTAATTATTTCCTTCATTATCTCTTAACTTTATTATAGGTGTCTGCTTTTGAAAATCTTTGAATAGAAGGTGTTACTGTTGAGTAGGTAGTTTTTTGTTTCCTAACTTCTAACCATTCCATTAACTGTGTGTACGTCTGTTTTGATGAGTTTGCCATATTCTGTAGGTTATTTTTATATATTTTAAGATACGAACTATTACGTGTATTTACAACTGTTTTACTCTGTACTTCTTTAGAGAATTTTATTTATTTCGTAAAAATAGTAATCCTCTCTAAACAGTACATTTTCATTTAAATCCTCAATACCTAAGTATATAAAATCTAACTCACACCCCTCTCCTACTTGTTTATTAATTTCTTCCCAATTTTTGGACCAGTCTAAGTTAAGTGAGAAGGTTTTTGATTTGTGGGTCCTCCACTCTTTATCGGATTCTAGAGTGGTGGGTGGATTTATGCCTTTCACAATATTGGGGTGTAGTATTCTATTGGAAAAATCAATACCTGCATTTATATGTTTTTTTCTTGGCTTTACAAGATATAATGGCTAGTCTTTTCATTCTATTTATAATAATCTTTCACTCATACCTATATTAAATTAAAGGAAAAATGTCGTAGCCGTATTCTTCTATCCAATCGTATATACTACGTTTATTACCTAATTGATACTTATGCTCTAAAAACGTTGAATTTTGTTTATGTAGCTTACTTAATATACGTTCCCTAGTATCGATATCAAAATTAAATGTGGGTTGTTTTATAGATTTTCTCTGTGAATGATCATACAGATGATATATGGGAGTATCCTTATAATTTACTACATCATATCCGTTTGTGTAGGAGCGTAATGTCATATCTAATTCTTCGAATTGCCAACCGGCATATGGATCGTAACCTACATTTGCTAACCAGTATATGTCACTGATATGATATCCACCGGCACCTAATGATCTATAGTAATCGCCTTTGTTTTCGATTGCTTCAGCGGTGAATCTAAATTTATAATTACAATGAATGTCACTTTTTAAAACGTTTACCATATGTTGGTTGTGCTTGCTATAAGTATCTACACCATCTTTTGAAGTATACACTTTAGGGTAACAGGTAATTAAGCAATCCCCATCGTAATTATCAACAGCGTCTACCATTATTTTATCCCACCCCTTATCAAACCTAGTATGAGCATCTATACATAAGTAGTATTTGTGGGATGGTTTTATATATAAATGAGCGTGTGCCCTAACTTGAGTTACGTTTCGTGTTTTATCTTCTCTTACGTTTATTAATGTTACATTATCTGGGAATTGTGATTGTTGCCACATACCTTCTTCGAAGTCCTGATTATATATTACTATGTCTAAATTATTTGGTTCGTTGGCTTTGTCTAATAAATCGTTTACCGTATTAAGTAAGTCATTGTCTAATCGACAAGCTATAAAAACTAATATTGTTTCCATTCTGTAATTGACTTGTAAAATTTGTTATTAGGAAAATTATCCCATTTTATTTCGTGAAATTTATTTTTATTGAATAGGGGGTCGCAACTATAATGTGCTATGTGGTGTGATTCTTTTAATTCATTTATGTTTGGGTAATAACAATTTTTACCGTCTACCATTTTAATTTTACTATTGTGACATGCCACGTTAAGCCCATACATTAAAGCCCACCAGCTATGGCTAGTATTAGGATATTCGTCACTGACTTTGATTGATGTTTCTACTGCTTCGTGGTAGATTTTGTCAAATACTTTTTTCTTTAGTATGACATTAAAACCTCCATTCATGTACTGATAATCATTGTGGTGTAAGTATTTGTGAATAATATTTCTATTGTCGCTGTTTACTTTTAAATGCCAATTTTCGTATGTAGCGTCTACAACTACTTCGTTATCACTAGGAAGGTAACCATCATATTTTTTTAAATGAAATAAATCAGCATCTATTATTTCTAGGTATTCTTCATCATCTACATCTCTTGTAACTTGGTAAGCTGCTGTGAATACATTATTAACTATATATCGAGGTTCAGTAAAGTTGTACATATCTAAAACGCTATCTACTAGTTTATGTGGTAGGCGTAGCCCCCAATCTAATTCCGTTGTTATTGCGTCGCTTTTATAATTGCGATTTACGATAGGAATTATAGCTTTACTATAAGCATCTTCTCCGTACACTTTAAAATGGTTAAATTCGAATAAACTTATTTGCCACTTAAAATGATTTGTTGCTACAGCACAAGGAATACTAATCATTAATGTAAGAGTAGTTTTTTAACTTGTAGTGGACATAAAAATTAACATAGTCTTTACCCTCAAATGGTTTTATTCTACCATGCTCACATACTGCTGATTCGTAAAATACCATATCTTGTGGTTCGAAGAATATTTCATTTGTTTCGCCGTCATGTCCTTTTATTTGTAGTGCCCAGTCATCACCGAATTCTTTATAGCCGCACCCGCAACTTAAATCTTTTGACATCATTATTATAGCACTAATTTGGTGTGTTTCAATTCTATCAGTATGTAAGATTAAACTACTATTTTTATGGTAATTTCTAAACCCATATATGAATGTTTTTTCTAATTCTTTACCACACCAAGCTTCTAATTTAGGTAATAAGTAATCGTGTATCTTATTTGTTAAATTAGGTATTTCCCATATAGGATAAATTGTTGATGAACCGGGTTGAGTAGTATCTTTACCAGCATATTCCTCTTTATAACTTTTATCGGCTACACTTATTATTCCTTCAACACAGTCATTAAATAGTTTATCATCAAATTTAAATACTTCGAAACCATTTTTTGTTAATTTAGGGAAATCTAATGCTGATGAAAATGTGTGGGATTTTTTAACCATATGTTCTTGTGCTAATCTATTGTCTTCTGCGCCGTTCCAATCATTTTCTCTAATCCAAGCAGTAATAATATATTTTTTTCCTTTTATAATAGGTTTTCCTGCATGTAATACATCATTATTTACTTTACCGTCTATCATGTTATTCCATAGTAAAGCTTTACCTTTAGTAGGTTTAAACGATTGTTTTAAAATAGAAAATTCTGTTTCACCACCTTCCAAACCATCATTTAAGTAAATCATTAGTGTTTGCGTTCGATTACCTGATGATAAGCAGTGCTGGTTATAATGTTCGCCTAAAAAGAAGTCATAGTGGGGTTTAAATTCCTGCCCTACTTTATATAATTGTCCTTGTAATGCTTCTATTTTGGCTGTTCTAATTCCTAAAGTATTTGCTATTTTTTTACTTAGTCTTAACACTACATCATTATCAGCAGGTAAATTACAAGTGGTTGAAGTTCTTGAACTATCAACTACAGCTTTTTTTGTAGCATCAGCTACAGTGGAAGGTTGATTATTTGCCTTTATTAATTTAATTAATGCATCACAATCTTGTGTATTTAAAAAATCGTTTAATTCTATAATCATTTAGTAAGATTTATGTATTAATGTAGGGTAGTCTATGCTTTAAAAATTTCTTCTATTTTATTCATAACTTCTTTAAAATCCACCCATCACATGATAAACAGTCTTCTGATGTTCTTGATCCTATATCTATTCCTGTTACTGTAATAATTTTTGGCATAGGTATAAATAGTTACTTAACTGTGTTTGCTTTTACTCTAACTTCATGCCACTTTACTCTACCGTCTTCTACCGCTTTTTTTATGTTTTTTTGATGGCCATTCAAAAAAGCTGTCCCACTTTTTACCTCAATGAGATGAACAGTAGTTGTTTCTGGTTTATCCAAATCTGTAAAGCCTAAAAAATCAATAGGTTTACCTAAATGATGAGTATTTTCCGGAGGTATAGGGAAAACATCCATAAAGGGTACAAAATTCTCAATAGTTAATCCCCACTGCACAGAACCTGATCTTTTTTTAGCATCAGCAGATATTTTGCTTTTCTGTTTATCAAACGATACTTGCTGCTGTATTAATTCTCTCTTAAGTTTTTTTACTTGTATTATAAGGAATACTACTACACCTAATAGTGCAGCAGATACCAGTATATATAGTATATACATAATAATTAATTTAATTTACCCATCACAGCTTAAACAATCTTCAGATGTTCTTGATCCTATATCTCCGTTTATTACTGAGTCTGTTCTTAGGTAATATAGTGTTTTTATTCCTAACTTCCAAGCTTGTTGGTGAACTAGGTTGATAAATCTTGGACTATCTGTTGGATCAAAGGCTAAGTTTAAAGATTGTGTTTGATCAATGTATTTTTGTCTAACTGCTGCTTGTTCTACCAAAGCAAGTTGGTTTATTTCAGCAAATGTTAAGAATACCTCTTTATCCTCTACTGTCATAATATCTTCAGGTAGATTAGCTACAGAACCTCTATCTTTCATGATTTGATCCCAAACTTCTTCTGTATTATGCCCTTTTTCGTCTAAATATGACTCTAATGCTGGATTTTTTCTAATAAAAGTTCCTTTTGCTGAGTTAAAGGTATAAACGTTTGCTGGTACTGGTTCAATTCCTGCTGAAACTCCTCCTGATATAGTGGAATTTGATACTGTTGGTGCGATAGCCAGTAAGTGACTATTTCTCATTCCAGTTCCTTTGCACCATAACGGCTCTCCATACTCATCTGCTAGTTTTCTTGAAGCTGCTTCTGCTTTATTTTTAATATCCGAGAATATTTGATGTGTGTACGATGTTGCTGCTATCGAATTGAAAGGTATTCTTTCGTTTTGTAAAAATGTATGCCATCCTAATACTCCTAATCCAAGTGCTCTTCCTTTTTTAGCAGATCTTGCTGATCTTATCAAGGAATCTCTTCCAGAGGTCTTTGCTAGAAATTCCTCTAGTACTCCATCTAAGAAATAAATTGCTGTTTCTATCAAATCTGTATTTTTCCATTCGTGCCATTTCGTTAAATTTACTGAGGATAGACAACAAATAAAGGAATGTTCTTCGTCGGTAAATAATGTAATTTCCGAACAGATATTTGTCATCGTAACTTCAAGGTTATTTCTCGTATATGCAGGAGGATTGTCATTATTAACGTTATCCTTAAACATAATATAGGGTTCTCCTGTTTCTACTCTAGACTTAAGTATCTCTACCCATGTCTCCATTGCCTCCGGTACTCTCCTGTCGAGTTTCTCCATAAAGCTATCATCCACTACAACGCATTGGTGTAGGTTTAGACACTGTCTATTAGGGTCTCCTTTAGGTCTTCTAATTTGTAAAAATTCTTTAATATCTGGGTGATTTATATCTAGGTTAACTGATGCTGCTCCTCTACGAACTGCGCCTTGGTTAGTTGCTATGATAGTAGAATCGTAAATCTTAGCCCAAGGTATTACACCTTCTGACTGTCCCATTTCTAAGGTTCCGATTTTTTGACCTCTACCTCTAACTTTAGATAATCCAATACCAACTCCACCCCCTAAGGAAGTCAATCTCATGAGTTCAGCATTGGTCAAGCCAATACCTCGAATTGAGTCGGGGGTATCAATTCCGAAACATGAGATTGGTAATCCTTTATCAGTTCCTGTATTTGATAGAACAGGTGAGGCTAAATTTAACCACCCTTTCCACATATACCTGAAGAATTTTGGTGCTAAATCTGGTCGATCTAGTCTTTTAGCTACCGTATCAGCTACTCTCTTGTATGCTAATTTTGGTGTTTCATTTGGTAGTAAATACCCTTTTGATATTGTTGCTATTGAAACTTCGTTCATCCATTCCGGATAGTCTTTTCCTGCTTCCCAATTGGAAGTACTTATTACTGTGCTCATGTTTTATATTTAAAATGCTAAATCCCAATCCATATGTCCTTTACTATAATTTGTAACCCTGCTTGCAAAGAAGTCTGTTTGCTGTTTACCTGCAATTACTGCGTCAAACCATTTCATTGTCTTTAATGCTCCTGTGTCAATTTCTGTTGAGGGTATTAATGGTTTTAGTCCTAAGTCCCCCATTTTGGTGTTTACTCTATGTTTAATAAAATTCTTAAGCTCTTCTTTGGTAAGATTCTCTAAATCCCCCATTTCGAAGACTTTGTCTATAAAGTCGTATTCAAGTTTTATGGCAGCAATTGCCGCTTCTCTTATATCCTGCTCTAATTTAGTTGTTTTAAATTCTGGGTGCTCTTTCATTAATGTTCTAAATAACCAACATCCTGCTTCTGAGTGTAGTGATTCATCTCTTACTGACCATTCTACTATCTGTCCAACACCTTTTAGTTTGTTTCTCATCTTAAATGAAAGTAACACTGCAAAGGAACTAAATAAGTTAACTCCTTCTGTGAAAGCAGAGAAGATAGCGAGAGAGACAGCTCTTTGGTGCCAATCCGGAGATTCGTGTGAATCTCTAACATCCATTAGATGTTGAATTTTTGCCATTGTAGCTTCATCCTCCATAAACTCCGCAAAATTATCCAAACCCAGCTGTTCGTTTAATAATGAATAAGCTTCTGCGTGTATTGTTTCAAAAGATCCAAAAGTGACCGCCATTGCAATGACTTCTGGTTTTCTAAACCATTTTGTAACTAAATTAGTCCAGTAGTCATTTACTACTGTTTCGGTTTGTGCGAATCCTTTTAAGATTCCCCCAATAAGGTTCTTTTCATGATCCTTTAGGTTAGAATTCCAGTCTGTTACATCTTGTGACATTGGTATTTCTGTATGTAGCCAGTGGGCTTGTTGCTGTCGGAGCCAGTAGTCGAATGCTTGTGGATATTCAAAGGGCTTGTAAACAATTCGTTCCTGTAAAAGACTCATATGTATTTATATATTTGAAGTTAAATTAGATGGGAATATCCTCTTGGTTATCTCTCGGGGACGTTTTAATAAATAGAATATATATTCTACTTTTGTCTGGTTTTTTAAGAACTTTATTATAGTAATTTCTGTAGCGTTTCTGATGTTAAGTTATACTTAGGTTTAGCGGCTTCTGCTAATAGATCATCTAAGTCTGTTTTACCTTTAAATGATATATGTCCGTTATTGGTATCCATGTTTATGTCGTAAGTCATTCCGTCCATACCGTATCTGTTTTTCATAATATGAATTCGACCAGTTCCTAAAACTTTATCTTCTTTCATCCTAGATAAGGATAAACATACATCGGCTACCATCATCTTATCATACGATCCTGCAGCTTTATCTCCTTCTATTATTGAATCTTTAGCTCCCATACGGTTAACCTGTGAAGGTGTTAAGATTGGTATTTTTAATTCTTTGGCTAATCCTTTAGTTGCGATAAAAACATCATCGATTTCATCTTTTCTTTCGGCGAATTTACCTCTTGAAGGTGCTCTTAGGTAATCAACATAATCAATGATTACTAAGTCTGGTTTATGCCCCATATCGGTACATTTCTGTATATGAGACTTAATAGTATTTACTGTTGCTCCCTTTGGTGGGTATTCTTTAACAATTAACTTCCCCTTTAGTGCGTCTACTGTCTTCTGAACTTCTTTTCTATGTTTGTTTACTTCATCTATAGAATATCCGGTAAAATAACAGTCAAATCGTTTCCCAACATAGTCTTCTCCTAATTCTAAGGTGTAATATATAACATTATACCCTAGTTTTACAGCGTGGGCTCCAGCTGCTACCATAGTCCATGATTTTCCACCTCCTGGGTTACCAAACATGATAATTAAATCTCCTGGTCCGAATCCTCCCTGTATAGCATCATTCATTATAGGCCAAGGTGTTGGGATAGTAGGCCTGTAGTCAACTCTGTATCGAGTCTCTACATCTTTATTGTATTCATGGCCAATGTTTTTATCCATCCCAGCTTTCATTGCCTTTTCAACTTGATTTCTAATCCCGTCGAAATCTCCATCTTTTAAAAGGTCTGCTGATGCTAAAATTGCAGCTTTCATCTCTTGGTTCTTACAAAAGCCTAAAAACTCTTGTTGAATATACTCTAAATCCTCTTGAGATGCTGCGTAAGAGTTTCTAAGCTCTTCTTTTAACGCTACGACTAGTACTTCATTCTCTACCTTCTGAAGTTCTACTTTCAGAACATCCATTGTTACTACTGTATGGTATTTATCAAAGTACCTGATAATTTCATTTATAATCCACTTATGTGAATCCGCATCGAAATAGACATCTGTTAATACATCTCTGGTATTCTGTAGGAATGTTTTGTCTGTTAGTAGTGATCCTAGTACTTTTAATTGGAAGCCTTTTCCGTATTGCTGAAGTGATTTAAGTGTCATTGTATAACCTATTTAAATATTGTTAATCCTCTAAAATTTTCCAACCAACCTTCTGTATTTTTGGTGATCCCTTCAATCTTATCTGTGTCCAGTAAGTGTAGGAATCCTCCTACCTGTAGTGCCGGTATTGGGCTCTTTATTACTTCTAATATATGGTCTTTTTCTTTCTGATCCAACGCTGTAATGTGTAAATCCATTAATTTAAAATTAGTTTCCACACGATCCCATTCGCTTATAATTTTAGGAAAGATTTTTTTTACTTTGGGGTCTGTTAACTTAGCTGCGCAGACATCGTACACATACTCTAATGTTGTGCCGGGTACATTTACCAGGTCAGGGAACTGTGAGATTATAGTCTTTATCCCCAAACCTTTTACTCCTGCTAAATTATCAGAGTTGTCCCCTAAAAGGGCTTTTACAACATTATAGTTTTCAGGAAGAACTTGTAATTCTCCTTGAATGTTAGCAGCTGTTAATAGAAGTTTCTTAACCGGAGCATAAACCTCTACGTTTTCATCTACAAGCTGTAAAAAATCTTTATCTGATGAAATTATGGTAAGTTTCTTATTAGTAGACGATGCTGTTTTTGCTAAATATGCTATAATATCATCTGCTTCAAGTTTTTCCATCATAACCTGCTGAACTGGTAAACATTCTATATAGTCCTGTGTTCTATACAGTTGTGCTATTAATGCTTCCTGTTCTTCGGCTTTTGTATCGTATAGTCCCCAGTGCGTAATTCGAGATGTTGCTCGATTGGCTTTATAATTCTGGTCTATATTCTTTCTATTAGCAGAACCTCCTTTTCCGTCCCATATTATAAGTACCCTTGTCGGGTCAAAAGTACGGGTTACAAATCCTAATGATCGCAGGAAACCAATTAGACCGCCTACATGGTGGCCTAAAGGGTTCATTGCCTTAAGGAGTGAAAAGCTTCGAATTAGCATATTCATAGCATCTATAACTAAAATATGGTCGTTTAACTCTCGGGGTGGGGACTGTTTTAAATTTTTCAGAAGATCTGAATAGTCCGTCATTAGTCTAGTAGGTTTGGTGTAATTGTTTCTTCTTCTAAATCTCCTTCTTCAATTAAGTCGAAATCTATTGATCCAACAAGTTTTAACCAGTGCTCTTTATGGGCGTCTCTGTACTTATCGATAGCTTTTTTATCATCTTCAATAAATCCATGAGAGGTCATTACTACTTTCCCTCTAGATTGTACTCCCCCTATGTGGTTCTTTTCAATCTGGATGTTTGTACGTTTGGCAAACTCTACCTGTAAACCATCTTTAACTGCTTTAATCTTAGAAGTGCCCGGGTTTGTAATATTACCGAAGGTAACTACTAAGGTAGCGTCGTACCACATAGACATTCCTCCTTTATTCTGCAGCTTAGGTTGTCCCATTGGATGCTCAGGTTTCATAGTCCATACTTTATTAATAGCTACAAGAGTATTGGTGTAGGGAAAGTTTTCTTTTCTTGATAATAAAATCTTTTGATTTAAATTATTACCAAACTGTGTGGACATCGCTCCCGCATTCCATTCATTGTTATTCTTATTAGAACGAACTGATAAGTCACATGGTATAGAACCGATAGAATCCCAAAAGAAACATAAATCGAAAGGTAAGTTACCTTTAGCCTGCTCATCCATTAAGTCAGCCATATGTACAGCTACTTCTTCAATGGTATTTAAAGATCCTCGGTCTGCATATAGAAAATGTCCTTCAAAATCTACTACTTTACCGTTTTCATCTTTAACTTCATTAAATTGAAGCCCCATCTCCCTTGCATGCTCCCATGACCATTTCATCTCCGAGATAATAAATACCGGTAAGATACCCATTTTCTGTGCACTTACTGCTGCTTCTAATAAAGCAGTAGTTTTTCCTGTGTCAGAATGCCCTCGTAGTAAGGTGATGTGACCGGTTGGAATACCGGGTAAGGAAGTAATATCTTGAAAAGCTTTAGATAGGGGTATCCAACCCTGCTCTTTAAATTTTACAGATGCTTCTGCAAAGCCTTTCTTTTTTTTAAAATTACCAAGATTAAAATTCTTCTTGATGGCCGCAGATGCGGCCTCCTGTACTTCCTGTTTCTTCGCCATAATTACTCGTTAAATAAGTCGTCAAATTTGCTAACTGTATCCTGTTTTCCAGCAGTAGCAGTCTCTAGACTAAAGTCAGACTTTTTTTGTCCTAGGCTTTCTGGTAATGATGTATCAATATTACTATCTACCGGTTTTGTAACTGTAGTAGTTGTCTCTTCTGTAATCGAAGAAGGGTCTAAGTATCCTTGAAGTTGTTTTTTAATGTAGTCGTAATCATATTGGGTATGTACATCTACTGGGTTTGGTTGAGTCTTCAGCCACAAATCTACTTCTTCATTTTTATCTGATAGAGTAGTTTGTTTAGGTTTAATACGTACAGAAGTTTCAGGGTAAGGGTTACCAGCTGATTGTTCTACCACCATATCCCATCCTTGCATAACATCTGTGAAGTCCCCAATATCTTCATCCTCTGCTAAAGCAAGTAATGCTTTGTATATTGTTACACCGAATCCCCATAAACGTACTCCTTTGTCTTCTTCTCCTCTTACTATAACAGGAGCGAAAACACGAGTTTTAGGGTTTAATTTACCTGATAAGGACCAGTTGTCTTTATCTGATGTCTTCCTAAGTTCTTTTACGAACTCTTCGATTGGGTCTTGTTTACCAAAGTTTGATAAAGCTACCATTGGATACTTTCCAATTCCGTAATGGAATTTTAATTCTTTAAATGGGAACGCAGGGTCATAAGCAGACGGGACAATACGAATTGTCTGTTTACCTAATGAGGGTTTCCAAAAAATAGTTGAATAGTCAGTTTTTTCTGTGTCCTGACTAGTAGAGTTCAAAGCTTCTAGCTTTGCTTTAATTGCATTAATGTCCATATAACTGATTTTAAAATTATAACGTTTATCTAATATAAGAATAATATCTTAAACTACCAACTAGATTTCAATAATCTTGTGTAATTTTGTATTTACTCTTTTTAGTTCCGGTCCTTTGGTTAAAAGTACGCAGTTTTTGTAGTCTGCCCAATTAATACGGAAGTTAGAATCTAACTCTCCATCGTTTAATTGTTTGATTAGTGTATTAAGTGCATTAATAGTGTAGAGAGTATTGGACTCTTTTTTGCGATGCACTAAGATAGTATTATCTAGGAATGTACCGACGTTACCGAAGTCCACGTTATATGTACATATGTATTCGTCTTGGCTCTTTGAGTATAGAACGAATATTTTATTATATATAATCTTATACCTCTCTTGTACTGTCGATAATACTTCGTCTAAAGTATCTTCAGAAGCGAAGGTACAGAATAGTTTGTTACTCATATCTTCATTTAAATAAAATGGTTCAATATCGTAGTCGAACCGGGACGTCATAACATCTGTTATCATATATAAATATCTTTGTTGTCTATAAAACTAAATTCTTACTAAATTTAAACTTTACCGGGTAATTGCCACCCGATTGCATTATTCTTTTAATATCTTCTAATGTTTCCTTACCGTCCTCTTTATGAAAGTCAAATAAAAATGCGTCGTAGGTATACAAGACTATCTTGGTTTTCTTATCTTTTAGGTACCTTAATACATCTTTTAATGTAAGTATATTTCTTGCGGTTTCCAACGATTGCATCATATAGTTCATTAATTTGGCTGGATGCATTTCTTTTAGCTCTTTGGTGAAAGGTTTGTTTGATATCGGGTTGTACACCACCCCGTCATTTTGGTAGGATTTCCACATATCATCTATGTACTGCTGTACTTTCCGAAATATAGGTAAGTCTTTATGTTCTTCCGGTATTTTACCGTAAATTGCTTGGAAGTTGATTTGTTTTGCCTGTATATACTGCTCTTCTGATATATCTTCAGTCCCAAAGTAGGTTTTTGCTAATTCTCTGTGGGCAGAATCTCCTTTTAATAGGTAATGAATCTGATCACACAGTAAACGAAGGTGATACCCATCAAAATCGAGTTCAACAAAATAATCCCCTTGCGGGAAGAAACAGTTCCTGTGCTCTGCACTCTTAGGAATAGCAGCGAAATTAACAGAGTTAAAAGCATTAGTAGGTCTAGATGTGACATTATACAAATTGTATTGGGTTAAAACTATGTTATTTTCCACGTTATATTTAGGGTCTCGTGGTGTAAACAGTTGATTAAATGCATCGTAGTGTATTCCTATTCCGGGCTGTTCTAATAAATAGAATACATTTACTGCGGTTTTGTTATAAAAGTCAAAGCCTGGTGGGATATTTAACTCAATTACGTGTTTAACTTGATTATATATTTTTTCACATGATTCATATAATTTAGATATAGGGATCAACTGATTAATGTTTGAAAAACCTCTAAATTTATTATAAAAAAAGTTTAACGTCTCGTTTTCTTTTGAATACTCTAACCTATCAAACTTTACCATGGAGTAAACTAGCGATAAATCTATAGCTTCCTGTAGATTAAAGTGGTAGAGTAGGGTTTTCTTATCTAATGTATACAGTTTACTTGAAGACGAAAGCAGTTTATAGAGACGGTCTTTTGCAATGTTTATACCTTCATCATGATTAATAGGTACTATAAAGCCGTGCTGACTTAAAAGAGGTCTTATGTAGACCGCTACAGTCGTAGTAAGTTTTGGATGGTATAGATCATTGGTGGAGATTACATCTACGTAAACTCCTTCTTTGGCCAACATCTCTAAGTTAAGTAACTTATCTTCTTCTTCTACTATATAAAACATTTTTAATATAACCTTTTATATAATATAAGATAAATTTTCTATTCTACAAACTCCCCATAGTCTTTTATATAATCTTTTAATCCTTTTATAAGATTATTTTGTATTTCTATGGTTTGTTTATTTTTTGTTTCAGCTCCTTGGTAAATATACGGGGGTTTAACCAAGTCCTTGGCTGGTCCTTTAATAACCCAGTTTAATTCTATGCCTTTAATATGAGTTTCTTTTATAAGGTAATAGTACTTGTCTTGTTGTACTTCTATTATCTTTAAATTTCTCCTATCTTGCAGTACATACCTTGTAAAGTATCCACGTACATAATCTCCTTGTTTTGGAGCAATTATATCCAGTGTAAAAGTAAATTCTCTAGTGTAAGGTTCTTCACTAACAATGGTAAGTTCCTTTGTAGTATTAGAGGGTACCTTCCCTGTCAGGTACCTATCATTATAAGTCTTTATATACCACCCCACATACGGGGTACCGTCTTTTTTAAAAAGAAAGTCTCCTCTTGAATGTTTAGGTTCACTATATTTTGATTTGGGTATATACATATTTAAAGTCCTATTATTGTTTAAAAACCAAAAGCATTTTTTTGAACAAAATTATTAGTAGTCTCTTCAACATTTCTCCAGCGTAGTTTAGAAGGGTCACCTATCCCATTACCTTTAGTCACGTATATATGTAAATGGTCTAACATCTTAGTTGATTGATAAGATTCCGATACTGATCCCATTCTTCCTATAACAGTGGATGCTTGTATTACGGTTTTTCCATTAAATCTTTGTTCATTGGAAAATTTTGTTACATACCCAAGTGTCATAATAATGCCCTTATATTCCCCGGTTCCGGTGATTCTAAAGCGTCCTATGGTTTTTGTATCTATTTTCTGTCCTTTTGAATATGGTGCGTTCCAGGTGATTGTTCCCGGGAATGGGCAGTAGACTAAATCTCCTTTTGTTACTAGTATATCCCAGGCTTTATGTAAGGTTGTTATCCCTGTTATCTTATTCTTTCTTGGACTTGTCCAAACTCCTTTTCCTTCGTCATCATTTCGGGTATTTAAACCTTTTTTACCTAATGGATTTATATAGTCAAGATCAGGCATGGGGACTGCAGCGTACCCTCCTAAGATTTTTTCTGTAAAAGCTTCGTCTGAAAAGGCTGTTAGGTCTAACTCTTCCTTTGTTCCTGTCACGATGGCGGTGGTAATCATCTGAGTTTTTATATCCGTAACCCATCTTCCGCTTTTGATGCTGTTTGAAACTCCTGTCACTAGAAAAGCAATTTTATCTTTGTACTTTTTAGGAATTACTTCGTTAGGTACAAGAAAGGATTGTCCAATTTTAATTCCAGCGATTCCTTTTATCGTAAAGCTTAATTCAAAAGGTATAATACCTGCAGGATTAGTGTTTTGTTCTTTTGTTGTATATTCTACAAAGGAGGTTGTAAAGCTAGTATGGTGAGGAATTATAGCTTTAAGGGAATTAGTATCAAATATTAAAGCATTCAAGTTATTAAATTGATCGTTTGCGCGATGTAAATGCAAAACTAGTTGTTCACCATCTTTTACGTTTACTATAGGTGTTTTTTTAGGGGTTTCCTCTGTTTTAATTGTAGAGCCTATATTCTTAGTAACAAGGTGTCTATCCTGTATGCCCTTATTCCAGTTAAGAAGTGCGCCGGTGTCTGTGCCTAAATCTGTGGATCCGTACTGTGCTGATATAGCCATCATTGTGGTAATATTACTACTCAACTTAGAGGTAAAAGATAAATTTTCTAACATAGAATTTAAACCTACTAGGTCTATAATTGACTCACTCTTCTTAAGGGCGTCTCCTCTGGGAACTACTTTTCTATCCACTATATAATAAGTAAATTCATCTTCATCATAATGAAAATCAAACTCATTAATCCCCCCCATTGTTTTTTGTATAGTAGCTAATAGTTCTTTAACAAATTTGAATACAGTTGATTGGGTTGGGTGGGGTGTTGTTATAGTCTCATCTAATATCGATAGTATATGATCTATTCCCACGTATATATTGAGTATATCGTTTGAGAATTTACTTTCAACTTTACATTTAGATGCTACTGCATAATTATATTCTGTATTCTGATCTCCTTTAGGTAATACTGCAATGGTAGGGTCTAAAGCGAAATGCTGAAAGTATGTTAAAAACTGGGTTTTTATTTTTTCTTCTTTGTTTCCTGTGTAAAATTTAATAATATTTTCTCCCTCTTGGTCGGTAACCATGTAAATTATATTAACTAATTCTAAAAGGTGATGTAAGGGGATTAACTTTACCTTACTCGTGCCGATTGAGCTTTCTTTAATTTTCACATCAAATTCTATAAAGTCAAAAGCTTGTTTATTGTTTTCTAAATTACTTTTTATTTTATTATAGTACGTAGGTACATACATTGTAAGGCCTTCTACTACCTTTTCCTCTCCCGTATAGCTTTTTATAGTAATTAAGTATTGATGAAGGATACTTTTTTTAATCTCCCCATCGTAGAAATCAGTAGGATCGTCGGGGAATTCTTGTGGGCCAAACGGTTTACTTTCTAGTACGGGGGAATTATTAGTATATACACTAGAGGGGTAAGTGTTTGACGGTGATCCGGTGTTGGGGGATATAATAGTTTGAATAGATTCTATTAACTCACCGGGAGATATTATATCTACACTACAATTATATGTTCCATCTACGTTAAAACTCCAAGAAAAGTTTTTAATAAATCCAAACATTGCATCGTAATTATAGCTTGAATTTTTCTTAAGAGTCTGTATTTTAGATTGTATAACTGATTTGGATTGACCTGTAAAGTAGTCCGAAAATGAGGAGATTAGTGTACCTATCTCGTTATTGTTTCCTACGTACATAGAATGTCCCCATTCTAGTAGGATTGTATACCCTGGTCTTAGGTATATTTGCTCTAAATCATCTAACTGCTCTATAGAGTTAGCTTTAAACTCTACTTTTCCTTCTCTTAGTGTACCAAATTGATTTTTACTTGAAACAGTCATAGAAGTAATTCCTGGCATAGGTCGTTCTCCGTAGAGATTCGATTTTTTATATGCACCGGTATCAGGATTAAAACCAGCCTGAAGTTCCTTGCCTCTGTATAACGTTCCACCTAAAAGTACATTGTTTTTAGCTAATTCTGAGCTATATTTTGGTACTTCTGTGGGTGAAATTACTTCCCCTGTTTTAATAACTTTGGAGATTTCTATGTTAACAGATGAGGAGAGTTTTACCCATCCGGTATTACTATTTAGGTATAGTATATCATCTTTAGTCCTTGTATGTCTCTTACTAATAATATTTTTTCTAGCAGTAAGCTGGTTAATTACTCCTCGGTCTAGCGGTCCACCTATAATAGCACTGTCTATATCAATATTTAGGGGATTAGATATTTTGCTCATTTTACCTTATTGTATTTTCTCTATTAAATAACTCAACTGCTTGTGATTTACTTGCAGGAATTCTTAATTGTACCCCTGGCTGTACTATTAGGGAGGCTCTTTCTGAGTTATTAGCTGATGCTATTATCCACCACAGTGAAGCATCATTGTAGAACTGTAGGGATAATGTATCATATCTATCCTCTATAGTAGTTATAATATAGATATCATCTTCGGATACAGGAATAGCTGGGTATATAGTAGTTCTTTTATACTGTCTACCTTCTTGAGTTTCTATATTATCTATATCTGTATATCTATTCATTTTATAACTTTATTATGTTTTAGTTGCCTCTGGAACTTCTGTTCCACCGAATTTAGATGTATTTGATGTAGTCGTATTAAAAAATTTTGCTTTGACGTTAGCATTTTTGGAGGTAATATAATGATAAAGACCTGTCTGTGGGACAAATTCATGTATAGGTCTAAAATTAACCTGACAGTTTAATAACATAGGGAGTTCTTGTTGATCAATATCTGCTTTATTCTCTCCTTCTTTTGCTTCCGGGTTATTCATAGCTATCTCCCATGGGTAGTTTTGGTCCCAAGAGTAGTTAACACTTTCTATAATCCCGTACTGTTTGTCTACATAATCCCCTACTGTCAACTTAGCAATTGTTCCTCTCATATACCCCTGTTCAGTATATGTAGGAGCGGTTGCAGATGCTAAAGCTACTATTTTTTGATAAAGAGGTCGCATTTCATGTCTTGTATTTGCTGATATAGTAAACCCTACCGAAATAGTTCTATTAAAACCTTGGTAGGTAAAAAAGTCTTCTCCTCTACCGACGTAATTAAAACTGTTCCAATTTCCTGCATAATTATCAGTAAAGGAAGTTAAGTACGCTCTAAAGAATAGTACTTTTTCTACTTCTGGGGTGATTATATTAAATCTAAATTTAATTATATCCCTTCCTAATTCTGCTGTTGTAGCGGGTTCTCTAGACCTTTCATCTACTATACCTTTAATGTTAAGTTTATCTATAGCTGCTTTTTCAGAGGGGCTCCAGTATTCAACCCTACTCCCCTGCATCCATTTAGCAGAATGATCGCTAACGCCTATTCTATTTTCTTTTCTTACTATATTTGCTGTTTCTTTTATGGGATTTAATTCTATACCGGTAGCCTCTTTAAGTCTTCTAGCATATCCGTCTACCTCCTGATACTGTGTTTCTTCGCCTTTTAAACCGGAGTTTTTTAGTTTTCTGCCCCCTATTGTTTCCAAAGGAGATTTTGGAGCATCCCACGGTGTGTCTGAAAATACTGTAGGTGAATTAATGGATAAGGCATGTCCCTGTATGTCCTCTAAGTATCCTTTATTTCCGGCGAATCCTTTTACAAAATGGGTACCGGTTCCATTTAAAGGTACTTGGGCTAGGGTGGAACCTATAATTTTAACGCTATTGAAAAGATTTGCTCCAACTGTAGCAAATATACTTCCTACTCTTGTTCTATCGGTACCGTCGGGTTTTGGCTTTATTTCTACACTTGCTTTATTTAATAGGGTTTCATTTGCTATCCACTTAAGGCCTGGTTTTTGAGTAAGTAAAGTACCTATTCTCTTTAAATCATCAATACGTCTTGATACTCCGTTAGAGGAAGGTCCGTTTTCTCTTAGGCCAGTAGGAATCTTTTTAGTAACTATTGGAACATTGCCTATAGATGCTATTTCCCCAAACTTAAGTTTATTAAGTTGGGTTTGAGTTCCGTTAGCAAATGATTCTATTAAGGCCATGTATTACCTAGGTAAGTTGTTTACGTATTTTTGTGGTGTTTTTCCGTCTAAATCCAAATCAGATTGATCGGGAAATGAATCGGGGTTGTGTATTGGAGAAGATTTTAATGCTCCTGCTCTCAGGGGTGGTGCTTGACCTTTTAGCCCTAAGTTTGAATTTGGTAATGAATCTAGTAATCCCATATTAGTTTATTTTATTATAAATAGTTTAACTTAACTTATAGGATGATAGCACAAGGGCTTCTCCTACTTTATTTCCGTCCATATAAACATTTCCTCCTTTTTCTACTGCTGCAATAAGTTTCTCTAGTTTTGCAAGTATAGCGCTTTCTCCTTTTTGGTTACTACTGCTACCGTTAAGATTTGTTCCTGCTATTATACTATCCTGTTTGTTTAACTGTATAGATCCTTTTTGCCCGGATACTACTAGTCCTCCTTGGGGGTCTATAATACCGTCGTCTATCCTATCGTCACTTACTTTAGTGGGGGTGCCTGATTCTTCCTCTTCCGGGCTAGGACCCATAGTTGCTGCTGTGAGTCCACCTGCGACTACCCCAACGGCTGCTAAACCCGCTAATATTCCGATAGCAGCGGTACCTCCGCTTAGGGCGAGTGCGGTCATTACTGCACTAACAGCTATTGCTGCCATGGCTACTCCAAGGGCTGTTAAAATTCCAACTAAAGTAGGTAGATTGTCTATAAGGGAAGCAAACATATCTTTTGCTTTATCTAGTGCCCCATTAAACCTATCCTGGAGGCTAGCTCTTTCTAATAATGCTAAAGCGGCTTCTTCTGAGGCTGCTTGTGAGAGTACTCTATTTGCCCCTTCAATGTCGCCTGCTTTTGTTAATAGTTCAACTCTTTCTTGTATATCTTTTTTTGTTTGAGCACTTAATTTATTTATGTTTTCTTGCTGTAATAAAACAGTAGATAATTCATCAGCGGTCATGTTTACTGCTTTAGCTAAAGAATCTTGTGCAAGAATATTCATATCTTGGAAATCTTTTAAAGATCCAAAATTCTTAGCTAATT